AATGGAATTCTGGTTATATTTACTACCTTAAGTCCATATGTGGCTGGAACATTGAAGGTGCATAGAGACCAACTGACTATGCAGCCAGATGTTGATTATACGGAGACAGATGAAGATGAGGGGACGTTCACGATGACGTCTGCTCCAGTAACAGGTGAGGTGGTATGGTGCGAATATATCAAGCAATAGCGGTTCTTTTATGCTCTCTACTCATTTTTGGTCAGAATGTATATGCTGCTGACCCCTTAGCGGCACGTATTAGAACAGACACGTCTGCTTTTGATAAAAATCTAAGTGCTGCTGATGACAACGTTCAGAAATCATTAAACACTCTAGACGAGTTGGAGTGTGATTGGTTCAGACCTCCCATAATAGAATGGTATGACCCATCTACAGGACTGCCAGCAGACCCAGATGTGGGAGACAGATATGGAGCTGATGGGTCGGGAAGTGGATGGACGGACGGATATATTTATGAATGGACAGGTGAAGGTGGATGGGTAGAGGAAGCACCAGAAGAAGGGTGGATGTTATGGGATTTATTAGACTATATCCTTTGGGAGTTCATGTCAGGTGTATGGCTAGAAGCAGAGTCAAGTTCATACTGGATTATTGATGAAGACCAGATTGATATCACAGGCAACAAGACAGGGACGTTTGACTTTCTCACCACAGGCACAGGGACATTCGGCTCAGTAGTAATACCTACAGTCTTTACCGCAATGACTGAACCATCTGGATTTGTGGATAGAACTGCAACATTAAGTTTCGTAGACGCTACAAGAGTGTTTACCATCACAGGCAATCATGATATTTATATCAATGGAGTTAAGACTTCCAAGACTACCACTTCAATTACAATAGATGACGCAACGGGAATGAATTGGGTTTACTATAATGCCTCTGGAGTTCTTTCACAGGCAACTTCTATTCCCTCGTTTGCGTTGCCTTTAATAGCCACAGTCTATTATAACACGGTGACTGATAAGGGTCTTTTAGGTGAGGAACGCCACGGGATTAAGATGGACGGGGATACTCACCATCTTTTACATAATACCGTAGGCACAAGATACGAAAGTGGTTTGGCTGGAACTTTCGGAGATACTACTTTCTCAATAGCTTTAGGCGTTATAGATGATGAAGATTTAGAACACACCATTACCCCAGCAAAGACAACCTGCAACATCCTCTATAAAGACGGTGCGGCGGATTTCAAATGGCTTGCGGGACAGACAGTTTATTATTATACTTCTGGCGGAAATCTTTACTATAATAATGGAAATACCTTAACCGCTATGGATTCTAATAAATATGTTGCTTATTGGATATTCGCCACTAATGATACCACTACGCCAATTGTTTCGTTGATGGGACAAAGACAAGACACTGCAATCGCTGATGCAAGGACAAATAACAAGTATGAAAGTTTGACTTTAGGAACTCTGCCATACCAAGAGATGAAACTTCTTTATAGGGTTATTTTAAGAAATGACGCTACGCCTTATGAGGAAGTACAAGATTTAAGAACAGTATCAAACTTACCTGCTGGAACTTATGTCGCCACAGACCACGGGGTATTGACAGGTCTTACGGATGATGACCACTCACAATACTGGTTATCTGGGGTATCAGGTAGAACTGATAATTATACAACCACAGGCACTCTCGGAGCAGGGGTATCCACTTTCGCAGGAAATAATAGCAATGCCGCTTTTACCTTACTAAACCTTAATAATAACTTCACTCCATTAACAGGACAAGTAGCACAGACCTCCGACCTTGTATTCAATCTCACTCAAAGTATCAACTCGGTAGTATCACTCCACGAAGCCGCAAAGATTTCAGCATATAAGGTAAGCGACTGGTTTCACGCCACAACCGAAGCGGATACGGATAGCGGATTAAAGTTCTGGACTACAAACAGCGGAACGCCTACATTACAACTTACGATTGATGAGGCGGGTCTTGCGACTTTTGTAGGAAATATCGTTGTTCCCACAGAATATATAGGCTCAACTCCAAATACAGGTATGGTTCATCCACTTCAGATAAGCGGAAACTTGTCTTCTCCGAGGTCGTCAATCGTAAGACGGGACATAGGGACTACGATACCAAATTATACAGGAGTATGGAATGTAAATACTATTGATACTAATACAGTCGGTTATATAGATGTTACTGCGACGGGGGCAACTAAAGGCGGGATGCAAATAACAGGTTTTACAGGAAGCGATACGACAGCGACTACCGTTCCACTATTGATGGGGGGAGTGATAGGAACGGCTTCTCCCGGAGCGACACAACCGACAATGGTATTCAGGGGCGGGAAATGGAATGGAACAACAGGAGTAAGTAGTATAGGCACTACTGGAGTTTTGGCTGTGTGGAGAAATTGGGCAACTGATGTTCTGACGATTTATGGCAATGGAGATATAATTACCACAGGCAAAGGAACATTTGGTTCAACTTATCAGGCAATATTAGGAGATGATGCAAATACAAAAGCAGGATATTTTGTAGGCTTCGGTGATTCAGTTGGTTTAGCAGACGGAACTTACGCCATAAATGCGGTAGGAAATAGTTTGTTTACAGGGAATGTTGATGTCACGGGAAACATAACAACATCAGCGGGAAGTATTGTAATCGGTTCGACAACATTAACAGAACAGAATTTAATTGATTTACTGGGTTTGCTTCCGTAATAAAATTATTAATATAATTAAATAAAAAACATATGGATATTATAAAAATAAGTGAGGACAATACAAAAGTAGAGATAACGCCATCTCCGATACAACAGCCAAAAAGGACTATGGCAACAGAGATGTATGTTAAAGGTCTAAAAGCGAATAAAGTAAGATTACAAGCCCAGATTGATGACATAGACGCCAAGTTAAGAGAGATAACAGACGCAGGAGTTGATACAAGCAAAATCTAAAACAAGTAAAATAAACTAAAATGGAATTAGAAATATACCAATTAGGAATTGCTGGCGTAGCCTTAATTTTTATCATAGAAAAAGGATACGAACTTTTTAAGTATGTTTTAAAAAGATATAATCCGCCAGATAATAATTATGAAAAAAAACAATACGACGCCACAATAGCAATAGGGGAAAATCATTTGGGAGATATTTTGGAAGCAATAAATTGTGGAAATGATAAAATGACAAAAGCAATTACTGATATGCATACAGATTTATCTGGAAAACTTGGAGAAATAAAAGGAGTATTATCAAAGTAGTTCTTTTTAGGAGACAACCTATGAAAAAGGAAATTACAAATGGAATGAAGCACGACCTTCAAATGGTCTTGTGCGACCATAAAATCTGCCAAGAGAGAGGAGATTATGGAAGATGCTATTTGCACAACTTTGTGCTTTGCGGAAAATATCCGCAGAGACCACCAAAGTCGGACCCGATATGGTTTTCCGTAGATGGAGAACCAGACGAAAGCATCACTATCCCTGTAAGAAAATAGGTTGTAAAAGGGGGATTGGTTAAAAATAAAACCAAGAACATAAAGGACTAATCCCCTATATTTTTAAAAATAATTAACACATAAAAATATGAATAAAATAATACGCAATATTTTAATAAGTATAGCAATCATAGCAGTTTTGGCATCGGTAATTGGGAATGTATATTATTTCGGCTGGTTAAATCTTAAGAATAAATTGTTGCAACAAGGTTTCAATATAGCAGTAAATCAGATAGTGCAATCTGTAAAACAAACAGGGCAAATTCAAATAGATAAAGATTTAATTTTAATTCAGAAAAAATGATAAGGTATTGACAATCATCTTTAATAAATTATAAAATAAACTAATCTAAAACCTGACGGAGGACCCGAAGGTAAGTGATTACTTATCTTTGGGTTTTTTTTAAAAAAAGAAATAATATGCCAAGAGGAATATTTAAAAATGGAAATAGTAGTTTATTCAAGAAAGGGCATCATCCTAAAAATGAGTTTAAGAAAGGAAATCAATTTGCAAAAGGTAGAAAAAATAAACCTAATCAAGGTTTTCAAAAAGGATTTCACCCAAATAATGAGTTTAAAAATGGTAATATTCCTTGGCATAAAGGAAAAAAGTGTTTCCAATTAAGTGGTGAGAATAATCCTAATTGGAAAGGTGGATTATCTTATGAGCCATATACGATAGATTGGACTATAGATTTGAAACGAGCTATTAGAAAACGAGATAAATATACTTGCCAAGTTTGTGGTAAAGAACCAGCGGTTTATGTACACCATAAAGATTATGATAAGAAAAATTGTAATCAAGATAATTTGATAACCTTATGTCATTCTTGTCACGGAAAAACAAATGGTAATAGAAATTACTGGATTAAATATTTTAGAAAATTATTAAAGATATCAAATCTAAATAAATAAAGATTTGAAAAATTTATGGAAAATATAAAAAGGGAAATAGAGGCATTAACAGAAAAGGTTGGAGAAAAACTTTTAGCTATTGCTTCAACAGATACCAAGGACAGGGTTGGCGATGTTGTCAAGGTGGATGGTTGGGATTTGAAAAATTTCAAGAAAAATCCCATTCTTTTGTTTGCCCACAAATATGATGAGCCTCCAATCGGTTATGCCAAGAATATTAAAATTCAAAATAATCAACTTGTTTTTGAACCGATATTCCATGAAATCACTCAACTTGCCAGAGAGATAAAAGCGATGTTTATGGCAGAACCGCCAATTATGAAAGCTTGGTCTGTCGGATTTATTCCGTTGCAGTTTGATGAGCAGGATAGACATATTATTGCGAAACAGGAGTTGCTTGAAATTTCAGCTGTTCCTGTTCCAGCAAATGCTGAAGCTTTAATGTTAGCGGCTAAAAGTTATAGCCCTGATAATGAAAAAGAGATTATCAAATGGCTTGATAAAATGAATAAAGAATGTCCTGAATGCAATAAGGATTTGGAAGAAATAATGGATATTAAACCATACCCAAATGAACATTCTTGTAGATTAAATAGTCCTGATAAATATGATAGGTTTGCCAGAAAGAATTGTGAAATCAAACACGATGGAAAATGTATTGATGTAATCTATGGGATAAAAGATGACAAGGCGGAGATACAGGCGATGAGATATGATAAAGATGTCTGGACAGCCGATAGTGCGAAAAGCCATTGCAGTTCACACGATGGAAGCTTTGAACCTGCTTCGGAGAAACAAAAAGAAATTGAAAAAGATGAAAAGATAGAAGATATAGAAAAAGAAGGGAGAGTTTTATCTGATAAAACATTGGGAGCGATAGATGATGCTATTACTTCAATGAAAAATGCGGTTTCCGTTTTAAGAGACTTACGCCAGTTGGCAAACAAGCCCTTGGACAACGGAGAAGGCAAATCGCTTCAAGGTCGCAGGGAGGAGGCACATAAATCACGGAAGAACCGAATTACAGTGCGGGCTCTACAAAATGTAGATAAAATTATTAACGATTTATTGAAAAATAAAGAAAATTTATGATTGATGAAGAAAAAGTAGACCCAGAAAAAGAACCTGAAAAAGAACCAGAGAAAGAGCCAGAAAAAGAGCCTGATGCAGAAAAAGGACTGGACGAGGAAGTTGAGAAACTGACTTCCAAGATTGAAAAAAGCTTGGGCTTGAATAAAATCAAGACAATGCTTGAACAGATGAAAACTTCAAGGAAAGACACAACCCTTATGACAAAAATCTTTGGCAAGGAAGATGTGAGCAAAGATGATGTCAATGCCCTGACGAAGGAGCAGAAGATTGTAGGGTTCTTCACAGCACTCTGCCAGAAAGATAGGGTTGCCTTAAAAGCATTGTCAGAGGGGACTTCAGCCGATGGCGGTTACTTGGTACCCACCGAGTTTAGGGCGGAACTTATCCGTGATTTGGAAGAGCCGAACACGATGAGGAGTCTGGTTAGGGTTGTTCCGATGTTGAGGGTGTCAATGAATATCCCTTCATTAACCGCAAAGCCGAAGGTTTATTGGACTGCTGAGAATACGCAAAAGACTACAACTTCCGCTGAATTCTATCAGAAGACGCTGACCGCTTATAAGGTGGCAGCGATATTGTATGCCTTAATTATCTGGGGCATAAAAAAGGCGGTAAATTCGGTGGACACCCATCTTTCAAGATGGACAATACCGAGCCAACTCAGACCAGCAATGGTTTGAAAGGTGTAGAGCATAGGGATTGAGTCCTTATGGGACAATAATATCCCCACGAAAACCGTCCTTCTGTTCTTTAAAAATTTAAACACATTATTGACAACCTCTTCGGAAAGGTATAAAATAAGGTTATGAAAAAGATAACCAAAAAAACATTCTCCGAAGAGCATAAAAGAAGGCTTAAAGAGGCTTGGAAAATTAGAAAGTTAATACCAATATCAGAAAACACAAGAAAGAAATTGAGCGATGCTATGGTGAAGAGAAGAAAAGAAAATCCAAAACTTGGGGTTCAATTGGGGATTAAAAATGGAATGTATGGAAGTGCAAGATTTGGAAGGAAAAATCCTATGTGGGGAAGAAAACATTCTGCAAAAGCAAAGGAAATTATAAGGATAAAGGCGATAGGTAGAAAGGCTTCTGATGAGACGAGAAAAAATATGAGCGGTAGAATTCCTTGGAATAAAGATAAGCCATTCTTGGCGAAAGAGAAGAATCCAAATTGGAATGGGGGAAGTTCAAAGTTCCCATATAATTTCGGATTTGATGAAAGGTTAAAGGAATTTATCAGAGAAAGAGATAATCATACTTGCAGGAATTGCCAAAGGGAATGGAAAAAGGAAGAGAAGGCTTTCCCAGTCCATCATATTTTTTATGACAAGAAAGATATTGAACCGAACCACCTAATTACGCTTTGTTCACTTTGCCACAACAAATCAAATGCCTTAAAAAACAGGAAATACTTTATTGAAAAGTTTTCTAAACTAATGTGTATAAATTTTTAAAGAACAGGAGATGATGTATGCCGACCTCTATGGAGACATAGAGAAGTAGGAGATAAAAAACTCTTACGATAACATAAATGCAGAAGAATTGATTGAGGATGCTTATGATTACAATATCACCCAACTAATTATCGGTTTGTTTTCTGAAGCATTAAGAGAGGAAGAAGATAGGGTTATCACTCGAGGTTCTGGCACTGGTCAACCAACTGGTTTGGCTAATTGTTCTATCACAGCCGTGACCTGTTCAGGACTTCTTGATTTTGATGATGTTATTGACCTGATTTATGCACTTCCTGCTAAATACAGGAAGAATGCCATAATTCTGGCGAATAATTCTAACATCAGAGATTTGAGAAAGGTGAAGGATAGTAATAACAGATACATCTGGCAAGAACCTATGTCCGCTGGACAGCCAGCCACGGTTCAGGGCTATCCTGTTATTGAAAATAACTGGATTGGAGATGACGAGATTTATTTCGGGGACTTTAAGCTGGGATACTGGCTTGGCGACCGAAAGACCATCACTGTTACTGTGTCAGGGGAGGCGGGGACGGCATGGGAGTATGACCAGGTCGGAATCAGAGTTGTGGAACGTATTGGTGGTACTTGTGTACTTGAAGCGGCTATGCGAAAATTGAGTTCAATTCCGTAAAGATTGATTTTTCGGGGGATTTGGGAGGCTGATGTCTTCAACCGCACCTTTTCCCCCGAAAATAGAGAAAACCCCCATAGCGAGTAATTAGGGCGTTAAATGAACGTTTTAGGGGGTTAATCAAAGATGAAAAAAGTTATTTTTATAAAAAATTGGAAGGACAAGAATGTTGGAGACATTGACGTATTTGATAATAATATAGTCCACGGTCTTATTGACAGCGGGACAGCAGTTTTATTTAACGAGAATACCTACCAGAACACGAACTTTGAAAAAGCACCTGCGGACAAAATGATGAGAACCACTGGTAGAAAAAAATATAAAATTAAAGAATTATAATTATGCCATATACAACCCAATCTAAGGTTCTTGCTTATCTTGGATTGTCGGCTCTGCCCAGTCCCTTGACTTCCCTCACGGATTTCATATCTTCGGTTACGAATTTTATAAATACATATTGTGGCAGGGAATTTGAGCAGGAAAGTGCGACATCAAAACTTTATGATGGGGATGGGACAAAAATTTTGCTTGTTGATGATATTTTGACGGTAAGCAAAATAGAGATACTGGATGAAGACGGGAATGTGGATTACACCTTGGACAATGCAAATGAATACTATCTTGAGCCAGCAAATGAGACCCCAAAGCAGAAGATTATTATAAATCTGGACAATGCACCTATCGGCATTTTTCCGACGGGACATCAGAATGTCAAGATTACGGGCACATTCGGTAATTCGGTAACGGTTCCTGCGGATATAGAATTGGCGGCGACAAAACTTGTTGCAGAAATCTTGGAGGATTACAATATAACTAGCGGGGATGTAACGCAGGAAAGGCTGGGGGAATATTCAGTTTCTTATTCAGATGTCTCAAGCAAGGCACAGGCATTGGGGATTACAAATATACTTGATATGCACAGAATCTTGTCTGTTTAAATAAAATGACATTTACAAATTTACTTACGAATCAAATTTTAGTGGCACGGCTTGTAGCGGTTTCTGGGAGTACCACCAAGACGCACTATTCCACCGTGACTGCGGAGATAGATGTCAGCATACAGAGGCTGGCGGAAGAAAAAACGGCAATGATTGGCGGGGCGATAGGCAAGACCTTCAGGATGTTCTGTGAGGAGGATGCGGACATTCAGGTTGATGATAAATTGATTGATGAGAACAATGATGAATATAGGGTGAACGCAGTCAGTATTCCTGCACAATTGGGGAATTTCGTGCACAAAGAGTGCATCGTTGTAAAAATTAAATCTTCAATAGTATAAAAATGCCAATCACAATTACATTAAAAGGTCTGGATGAAGTGGTGAAGAAGTTCAAGGATATGCCGAGTGATTTTATCAGTGAGATGGATAAAGCAATCAAAAGGTCGGCATATCTTGTGGAGGGAGAAGCAAAAAAAGTTACTCCAGTTATTACTGGTAGACTAAGGGCAAGTATTAGTTCTGTATTCAATATTTTGCAGGCGATTATAGCACCGCATACGGATTATGCAATTTATGTTCATAGAAGAAAACCTTTTATGAAATGGGGAGCAGAAAAAGCAGTTGATGCCATCAAAAAAGAATTTGGAAATGCAATTAAAATTTTGATAAACAAATGAGCTTTGCGACTATCAAACAGAAAATAAAGGAGAAACTGGGAACCATAAATTCCATACAAGAGGTGGCGGATTATCCGAACGAGGAGTTTCAGGGCTTCCCAGCGGTGATGATTGCATCAGCAAGGAATGAGGGCGAGTTTGAGACCACGACGGAGAACAAGAGGACTTATGTCTTCAAGGTGTTCGTTCTTCAAAAGTGTGATGCGGAGATGGGCGAACAGAAGGCGAGGAACATTGTGGACGGGGTAGTGGACGACATCATTGAGGCGTTTGACGAAGACCAGCAGTTGAGCGGGATTTCACTACCAGCACAGGAGATGATGATAATCTGTTCGCCGATGCTTGGTGAGGTTAGAAGTGAACCTCCTTACATCGTCGGAGAATTAGAGATTAAGATTTTGATATCATTTTCTATAACATAATTAAAAATAATAAAAATTAAAAATTGTTTTCTGAAAAAAATAAAGAAAACAAAAAAAGCAAATGGCAAAATTCACGGGGCGGCTTGTATCTGTGGGAATCGGTAAGGAATCACCAAGAGGGACTGGTGCTTCCGCAACCTATTGGATACCAAAAACCGCCATATCTTTTGACGACAAAGCCGCTAAGTCAATGGTGGGCGGGAGCTATGGGCATATCTCGGATGCCGCTATGACTGGATACGTGACCAGCCAATGGGCTGAGGGCGACATAGAGGGGGAGATTAACGTCAACTCCTTCGGTCTTATTCTTCTGGCTTTGTGCGGGACTGATACGCCAGCAAATCCAGAAACAGGAGTGTATAACCACGTTTACACTTTAGATAATCAGGTACAACATCCAAGTTTGTCAATTTTGGTGCATGATTCCATTGACGATTTGAGGTTCAGGTTGGCGATGATAAACTCGCTTACGATAGATATCGCACTCGGCAAGATTGTAACCTATGTGGCAAACTGGATTTCAAAGGTTCATCAGGACTCTACCGCAACAACGCCGAGCTATTCAATTGACAACAGGTTCACTTCAAAGGACTTGGTATTCAAAGTTGGTTCTACCATTGATAATCTGGGCACCGCAGTCAGCCTGAAAAAACTGACAATCAAGATAGAGAAGAATGTGGAGAAGATTGACGTGCTTGGGACGCTTGAGCCCGAGGACATAGTGCTGAAAGGGTTCAAGATTACAGGCGATTTGGAGTTGAACTACGAGGACAGGACTTGGAGGGACTATATGCTCAACGGCTCGGTAAAGGCAATGCAGATACAGCTTGTGAACAACAAGTTGATTGGTGCCACCCAGAAGCCGACACTGAACCTGATTTTCCCGAAGGTTTTCTTCTCGGAGTGGGAGCACGCAGAAGGGTTGGAGGACATCGCATCGCAGAAGTTAACATTTGAAATATTATTTGATTTGGCACAAGTGAGACTTTGGAGCACTTTTGCACTTACGAATAATGTTGTTTCTTACTAATATGGAAAGAGAAACCAAAAAAATAAATATCGCTGGGCACGAAATCGTGCTGAAGACTTACCTAACCGTTAGGGAAAACAGGGAGGTAAGAGATGTTCTTCTAAAAGGTATTAAGTTTGGACTTGATGAGGGAGAGGCAAAAATTGATAGTATCCCACCAGAGGTAATAAGCCAGATTGAAAATAAAAATATAGAAATGGCGATTGTTTCTATTGATGGAAAAACCGAGAATATTCTTGAGACAATTTTGGATTTTAAGGCGGATGAGTTTGCGGAACTTATGAAAGAGATTACCGCAATAACTGGGGGGATAACCGAAAAAAAAAACGGGATATAGCAAGTGATTATTTTGATGTTTTGGAAAGAGGGAAAGGCAGTGTCTCGGAAGAGGTAAAGATTGTCTTGCTATGCCGTGAGATGCACTGGACTTACCAGCAATATCTCAAGCAACCTTTGTGGTTTGTTGACCTGATTCTGGAAACGAAGAATATAGAAAGTTCGTATCAGAACAAAGAACAAAGGAAATAATAAGCATTATGCCAACTGAAGACATTAGTATTGTAGTAAGGATATTAGACGAGGCTTCAAAGGTAGCCAAGCAGATACAGGGAAGTATTGAGGATATGAAGCCAGTATTCAAAGATATGGCGATAATTGGTACCGCCGCTTTTGCTGCGATTTCTGCTGGTTTGGTTATGAGTGTGAGTGCGGCATCCAGAGCACAAACCGAAATGGCTAAGTTTAATGCCACGATGGCGACTATGGGCAAAGCGGGAGAAGAAGCTAAAAAACAACTTTTGGAAACCGCAAAAGCAATGGTCAGATTGGGTTTTGATGATGAGGATACCGCAAACAGTTTGGCAAAATTTTATCAGAGAACTAACGATGTCAAAGATGCTCAAACTTTATTAAATGTCACGCTGGACTTGGCGAGAGCTAAAAGTCTTGACCTGGATTCTGCAACTAAATTGGTCAATATGGCTTTGTCTGGTTCTGGCAAGGCTCTTTTACAATATGGAATTATTATAAAAGATACTGCTTCGCCGATGGAGGCACTTAGTATCCTGCAACAGAAAGTGGGAGGTCAGGCATTAGCATTCGCTGATACTTTTGCTGGCAAAATGGCTATACTGAATGTTCAAATCACCAATGTGAAAGAGGCGATAGGCAATGCTTTTCTTCCAATACTTATTGAACTGCTTGCAAAAATTCAGCCAGTAGTAGACAGAATACTTGAATGGACTGAGAAGAACCCCGAATTGACAAGGAATATCATTCTTGCTGGTCTTGCAGTCAGCGGTCTTGTGGCGGTGGTGGGAACTCTCGGTCTAATTTTACCAGCTATTATCGGAGGCTTTTCAGCATTGGCAGGTCCGGTAGGCTTGGTTTTAGTAATTATTGGCGGATTGGTTTGGTATGTTTCTCAACTACATATCAATTGGGGCTTATTACTGGAAAAAATTAGGGAGATAAACCCAATTACGATAGCCAAAAATATCTTTAATGATTTAAGCGATGCAATGGGTTGGGTATGGGAAAAAATTCAGAATTTGATAGAGATTGTCAGAGAACTCTACGGATATTTCACGACTAACATTCTGCCGGTATTAACAGCTTTATGGAGTATGGCAGTTGACTTTCTTGCTCCTGCTTTTGAAAAATTATGGGATACATTGTCAACCAGACTGTGGCCTGCTTTGCAGAATCTATGGAAAACGATATCCACCCAACTTTTACCCACATTATTGGCATTTTGGAATGCGATACAACCATTGGTGATTATATTGGGTGCAGCACTGTATGGTGCATTGGTTCTTGTGGTAAATATTATAATAAAGTTAATTGATTTTGTTGTTAAGGTTTTAACAGTGATTACTGATTTGACAAATTTTTTAATAAAAGTGGCGATTGGTGCAATAAATACTTTTGTTACTAGTTTGAATGCTATAGTTGATGCTTTCAAAGCAATCTATGAGTGGGGACAGAAAGCCGCACAGTTTATAGGGGCAGGAGTAAGTGGTATAGCCAAAGGAGTAACTGGATTGTTTAGTTCAAAACAGGAGGGAGGTGCGATTTATCAGACGGGTCCCTATCTGTTGCATCGGGGGGAGTATGTCGTCCCGAAAACTGGTGCCCTGGTCGGTGCGGGAATCGGTGGGATGAACATCACAATAACTGGGAATACCTTTATGTCTGACAGGGAGGCGGCTCAGAAGATAGGGGATTTGATTATTGAAACACTTAAAAATAACATAAGAATATGATAAGCATTCTTGTGAACGGTTCAGAAAAAAGGGATTACATAGATTGGAAATCTTTCAAAAAAGAGGACATAATCACATCACAGGTTGACACCTTGAATTTTACGGCAATAAGTTATCAGGGTCGCATTTGGAAGCCAGTTGTTGATAGCGAAATAATTGTCTATGACGGTGCGGACAAGATATTCGGTGGCATAATTGTAAAAGTTCAGGAAACGATAGAAGGGAAGTTGTTAAATTATGATGTCCAATGCATAGATTATACATATTTGCTTGACAGAAAATTGGTATTTGATACTTACGATGACCATTTAGTTGAGGATATTGTGGCACATATTATTGCAGATTATGCCCCGACTTTCACTGGCAATCACGTTGAGGCGACGGGAATCACCTTGGAGTATATTTTATTTAATTATAAGAAACCTTCTGATTGCTTAAAAGAGCTGGCGGAGTTAATCGGATATGATTATTACATTGATTACAACAAGGACATCCATTTTTTCAGCAAGGCGGTGGGGGAAACCACCCCCTTTGACCTGACAGATACCAACGGGAATTATGTCTTCAACAGTTTGGAAATAGTTGACGACACAAAGCAGCTGAAGAACATAGTCTACGTGAGGGGCGGGGAGTATGTCGGCGACAGCAGGACGGACAAGGTGGGGGCTGGGGACAACGTGACAAAGATTTTCAAACTGCCCTATCGGTACGATGTGATGCCAACGGTCACGGTCGGTGGCGGTGCCCCCCTGAATGTCGGTGTTGATTTCTTGGATGACCCAGCCACCCACGACTGTCTGTGGAACTACCAGGAAAAGGTGTTGAGGTTTGCAACCGCACCAGTAACTGGGGATGTACTTGTCACAGGAACGCCATTGGTCACGGTTATTGTCAAGGCAAAAAATAGTGCATCTGTTTCAGTTTATGGGAATTATGAGTTCGTTATAGTTGACAAATTGATAAAAACAAAGGAAGCGGCAAGGCAGAGGGCACAGGCGGAGTTCATAGACTATGCTTTGCCGATAAAAAATGCTACATTAAAGACGAACAGGTCGGGGTTGAGGTCGGGGCAGAGAATAAACATACAGTCAGACATCAGGACACTGAATCAGGATTTCACGATTACAAAAGTGGTATCAAAGACAATCACGCCCGACAGGTTTGAATATGAGGTCAGTGCCTCTACCGCAAGGGTGATGGGGATTATAGAGTTTTTGCAGAAGCAGATTGACGACACAAACAAGAAAATCGGGGTGATGAGGCAGGAGGGCGAGGTGCTTGATGTTTTGATGGACTTGACGGGCATTGACACGATGACCTTTTCGGAAACCTTGAAATTGAACGACCCAGATTTCAAGCTGGATTTAATGAGCATTGACACGATGACGATAGGGGAAACATTGATAAGGATAATCAAGGACAGCCCTCCTCTGTGGGTGTATGGCGGTTATTTCCCAGTAAATGATGCTGACCGAAAACGCCCCGCCTTCTATGACAGGTCTTGTAATTATGTTTAATAAATTAAAATAAAAAATTATGTTCAAAGAAAATATAAAAATAAAAGGGGAGGCAATTTTGAGTATTTGCGATATGAGCAGTTTGGAAGCTCAAAATTTGCAGAGCAGAATTTCTAAAGCATTTGGGCAGGAATACAGGAGTCTTGTTGACGAACTCCACAGCAAGTTCTTAAAGAGGAGAGTGGTAATCCCAAACCTTATCCCGACAGTTGGCAGGACGGTGTTTGCTATGATTCTATCTAATACACTTACTTATACTGGGGTGTTGAACTATTGTGCCTTGGGGACAGACCCGACTGGTTCGGCAAATGCCAATATAAAACTCGGGACGGAGGTGTTCAGGAAACTCATAAGCTCAAAAACCTATTCAGCTAACGTGGCTTACATCTCAACCTTTTTTACGGCAACAGAAACAACGGGGACATACAAGGAGGTCGGGCATTTCATTGATGGGGGGGTTGGTGCGGACAGTGGGCAGTTGTTTTCAAGGATAGCAGACCCAGAGACAGCAGAACTGCCCTTGACAAAGTCAAATACAGAGTCGCTTACCATTGACTACAAAATTACGATTTCATAGTCAATTGATTATAAAATAACAATAAGTTAAAAAAATATGGGAGAAAAAATAGCAACAGCAAAAGAGGTCAAGGCGGCGGACTTTGAGTGGTATGCGGCGTCCTCGCACGGGGACGATGCCTACGCCATCACAATCGGGGGGTGCGGAACTTCCTACGAGGCGGGGAGGATTTACGCCTTCAAGGCGGATGTGGCAAACACAGGAGCCTGCACGCTTAACATAAATGCCATCGGGGCTCTGACGATTAAGAAAAACCTTAATGTGGACTTGGCGACTGATGATATTCTGGCGGGGCAAATTGTGGCGGTGGTTTATGATGGCACATACTTCCAGATGCTTTCAAGGATAGGCATAGATACCAATGTCGCACTGGGGTCTTCCGATGGTAAAGTCCCTTCTCAAAATGCAGTTAAGACTTATGTGGATGGTAGTCCAGCAACAAGAAAAAATGGGACCATAACAAGAGCATTAGACGCTGCGACAGGAGCTGTTAACACAGCACACGGATTAGGTAGAACACCTAAAAAAGTAAGAATATCGGCAACAGCCGATGATGGAACATTTCATACACTTGCGACCTCAATAGGTTCTTATGATGGAACTAATACTAGTTGTGTTTATAATGGAGGCTCTGTACAAACTTCTGTGGGTGCATATTCAACGAGTGGTAATAGTAATTCGTATGTAGTTTGGGTCGCTTGGAAAAATGCGGGTGGAGAAGTGGGACAGAAAGCGACTATTGCAGTTGATGGAACAAATATAACTTTAACTTGGGCTGATTTATCTTCAACTATAGCTAATACGGCAAAAATTCTTTGGGAAGTAGAATAAATATTATGGGAAGCCCAATAAACAATTAAAGAATTATGGCAGAGAAACAAATATGATAAACTTATGTTCAATTTAATAAAGTGGGTTAAAGATTTATTTGTCAGGAAAGAGGAAGCATCGGAGGACTGGCGTAATGGGGCTTTGCCAAGCCCATTGGATTTCCGTGATGTAAAAATGGAGGATGTCTTGGGTGCGGTAAGCAGGGAGATAACGCCCTTGCCCGAGAAATACAGGATACCCTATGTCCTGACAATAAAAAATCAGGGAACGACCTCCGAATGTGTCGCCTATTCCTGTTCCACCATAAAGGAATTTTTGGAGAGGCGGGAGGGCAATTTCATAGAGTTTGACCCTGACTGGATTTACAGGAAGTGTAAGGAGATAGATGGCATTCCCGATTACAAGGGGACATATTTGAGGATTGGATTGAAGGTGCTGAAGGATTACGGTGCCAAGCCGCTGAACGGGACGGAGGCGGAGGCGGCAAACTACAAGATAGGCGGGTATGTGCAAGTGGACTGCGATTTTGATTCAATCAAGAGGGCGATATACGAATTCGGTGCAATTCTGCTTGGCTTCAAAGGGAGTCCGAACGGCTGGAATACGGCATACATAAAACTTACCACTCCGATAACTTTCGGGCACGCCACAGTGGGCATCGGCTTTGATGTCCAGTATGTCAACGGGCAGAACTCCTTTGGAGAGCAGTGGGGGGACAAGGGGCTGTTCTATTTTCTGCAGACATACCAGCCCTTTGAGGCTTGGGCGGTGACGGTTGACAGACCAGATGAATTTTTGCCAGACCCGAATAGCAAGCCGAAGTATCAATTTAACAATGATTTGTGGCAGGGACTAAATAATAACGAGGTTAAGATTTTACAGGATTGTATGAAATTTCTCGGGTGTATGTCGGCAGAGCAAAAATCCACTGGCTATTTTGGAGCAGTGACGCTGGATGCGGTAAAAGTTTTTCAGCAAAGATACGGGATTATCCAGAATGGAAGGGTGGGTCCAATTACTCGGGCAAAATTAAATGCGTTATTTATTTAACATCCGCCAACCGAATCAATAAGGTTGCGGAAAAGATATGGATATAACATTAATTGGTGGAACTTCTGCGGTAGTGATAATTGGTATTCTTATTTACGTTATCAAGACTACCAAAATTCCTACACAATGGCTTCCATTGCTAAGTTTGGTCGTCGGTATTATTGTGGTATGCTTGGGGACTTGGAGTTTTACAGTGGCAAGTGTTTTGAACGGAATTTTTTTAGGAGCCCTTACTTCGGGTATTTACGACAACTTGGACAAGGGGAAGGAAATTGCCACAGGTATCTTGGGGAGTGGAAAATAGATTGACAACCCCTCTTGGTTTGATAAAATAAGGTAATGAACTACCCAAAATTTGTGTCTTTATAATTCTCACAGGGTTGATTGCAACAACTGCTATTCACGGGATTAAACAAGACCTCAAAAATGGTTATTTAAGGGGCTTGGCATTGCCAACATACAAAACCACCACTATACCAGTAAAACACGCCACAGACGATTCTGGTGCTTCTACAGTGATTTTAACCACTGATGCAGAGATTAAACAGGCTATAAGTTTCTTAAAAGCCAAATATGGGCTATCTGATGATTTTTACCAAACTATAAAATGCGAGTCGGGATTTAATCCGAATGCAGTTGGTGTTGGTAAAATATCAAAAGGCGTGAGTCAATTTACGCTTTCAACTTGGCTCAGGAGTTGTAGTGATGTAGATGATAGATTTGATGCCTATAAGAACCTGAATTGTGCGGCTAAATTATTCTCGCAGGGCAAAATGTATTTATGGGATTGTTGGTGTATGGAACATAGGGATAATTTACAATGTAAGAAGAGAGGTTTTTGAAGGATTTGAAATTGACAAAGTGTAATAAAACCGCTCTTTTAAACGTCATTATAATAACAGAAACTAAAATTGTCAATTTTGTGCCTCCCATAAGCTTGTCTTTTGTAGGAGGCTTTTTAGTTAATTCGCCAAATAGCGAAACAACTTTCCTCTACAAACAGGGGCGGACATCTCCCCGCCTTTTTATTTCTAACGCTTCCTACGGGCAATTAAGAGGCAAAATTACAGGGGGCATTTAGGCATTTATAGGGGAAACAGAGGTAAAAGCCATAAAAGAGGGTTTTATTTCATTTTATTTTATGGGGGGGGCTTGACAACGGGGTTGGAAAGAGCGAAAATGAATATGGAGGGGATAACTCCAAAACAAAGGTCGGAAAAATAAAAACAATAAAATAATAAAATGAATAACTATAAAGAAAAAGGAAAGTGCTGTCTCTGCAAAGGTAATTATACCCATTTTGGAAATAACGCTTTACCCTTAAAAGACGGAAGATGTTGCGATAATTGTAATCTAAAAGTTTTACAAGTAAGGTTGCAAAATCACGGAGTTAAGATGAATTTAAAGGAATTGAAAAAAATGGAGAAGGTAGGTAAGCAATTAAGCATTGCTGAGACAAAAAAACTTCTCAAAGCAAAAAAGGTCATTAGAGGTTTAATAAAATAAAATTAAAAAATATGATGGAAAACATAATAAGATACCTAACAAGGGCGGGCAGAAAACTGCAACTGATGTTGGACGCCAAAAACTGGCGGGAGATGGAAGAGAACTACCTTGAAAGCAAGTTGGACGAGATGGAAGAGCAGGAGCAGGAAAGATTGTATGAATACAGGCCGAACCAGTGTCCGACAGATTTTAATGAAAATTGGGCAGAAGCCCACGGAGCAACGCAAGACGAAGAAGGAAATTGGTCGGTTTAAATAAAAGGTCGCAACAAGGAAAAGTTGTAAAAACCAAAATAAAATATAATTAAAAAAAACCTAACAAAATGAAAAGCAAAAATTGGTTTGAAGTATCAAAGGAGGGACTTAAGTCTTTACAAGCAGGAAAGCCAAAACACTATATCTTAAGAGAGTTGGTTCAGAATGCTTGGGATGAGAATATCAAAAAGTGTGAGGTTGAATTGTCTTATGAGGGAAAGGAAGCTCAGATAAAAGTGATAGATGATAGCCCGGAGGGATTCAAAGACTTGACCGATGCCTTCACTTTATTCAAGTCCACTTCTAAAAGAACCGACCCGCAGAAAAGGGGAAGGTTTAATGTGGGAGAGAAACAAGCGATAGCATTGGCGACAAGGGCAAAGATAACCACAACCAAAGGAACCATAGTTTTTGAAAAAGAAGGGAGAAGGAATGTAATGCAAAAAAGAGAACTGGGAAGCGAGGTTGTCTTATGGGTTAAAATGAAAAAGGAAGAATACGATGAAATGCTTAATGAGATTTCAAAGTATCTTGTGCCGGAGGGGATTGAGTTTATAGTCAACGGAATTGAAAGACACTACCATACGCCCGAGCAGATAATTTCAACAAGCCTTGAAACGGAAATTGAGGAAAATGGAATAATGAAAAAAATGCAAAGGAAAACAGAGATATGGGTTTATGCAAAGAGTTTTGAAAAGGCAATTCTCTATGAGATGGGGCTTCCTATCTGTGAGATAGACTGTAAATATGACATCAGCATCCAGCAAAAAGTTCCTATGGGAATTGATAGGGAAACAGTTTCGCAGAAATATCTAAGCAATATTTTTGCAGAAGTTCTTAATATGACCTATCAGGAAATAGACAAGTCCGAGAGTTCAGATATTTGGGTGAGAGAGGCAACTGGCAATGGAAGGATAGTGAAAGAGGCGGTCAGTGAAATAGTTAAGAAAAGGTTCGGGGACAAAGTTGTTGTGGCAAATCCTTTTGACCCTAACTCAATAGATGAGGCAATTTCTCACGGGTTCAATGTGGTTTATGGTTCAGAGCTTTCTAAGGATGAGTGGGATAAAATTAAAAAGGATGACTTGATGAGTTCTTCCACTGATTTATTCGGGAAAAGTTTGGTGGGAGCAACCACCGTTGAGCCAAATTCCAAACAGGAAAAGATAGGACTATTGGTGGCAAAAATTGCCGAACAAATTTTGGGGATAAAGATAAAAGTGAGCTTCTTCAAGAGCGAGGCAACGGAAATGGCAGACTTCGGGGGCAATGTTTTATCTTTCAATGTCAGCAAGATTCCTGCGGACTGGTGGGACGGCTTGAAAGGCGAGATGCTCGGCTTGATAATCCACGAATTGGCTCACAGCAAAGGAAACCATACCGAGATGTCATACCACGAATGCCTGACTGGCCTTGCGGGTGACTTAATAGTAATAGCACTTAAAGAGCCCGATTTCTTTAAGTAAAAAAAAGGGTTTCTCTGGCGAAATACCAGAAAAGAAATAAAAATTGATTGCAGACGAGGGGAGAGTTTTGAAGCAATCAATTCTCTCCTCGTCTAAAAAATATGGCTAAAAAATTATGTTTATAAAGTAAGGGTGGATTGAACAAAGTTGAAAACTATATCACATCTTGTCGGGATTGCAATATAGGAAAAGGAGATACGATTTTAAGCGAATTTATTATTAAATAATTTTCTGGAAAGGACGGAAACACTTTAACCCGCCTCAGCCAGAAAGCAAAAAAAAATGAACTACGCATTAAAAAACTATTTCAATAAAATTAAAACAGAGAAGTGGCAAGAGAGAAGGGAATTCATAGACCAGTTCGTGTTATGTTTACTGGCCTTCGTGGCATTCCTTATCTACTGCACTTTTCCAAGATAAGATGTACGGAACTTATACAACAATAGATTTCCCTGTTTCAATAGATTTGACAACGGAAGAATATAGAAAGTTAAAAGAAAACGCCTATGCTTTTCTTAAAAGGAGATTCGGGAAAATTGGGGGTGGGGTTAGGAAGTTCCTCAATCCTCACGACTTCGGGGCTTACTATTCTTTTGAGATTGACTATCCGACAGAAGTGGAATTGTTAGATGAGGATAATTTTAACGATAAGATTGTAAAACATAACTGGCACAAGAAGGCGGATAAAATACAAAGGTCGTATAATAAAAAGTTTGAAAAATATCTATAAAAACCAAATTGCCAATTTAAGAAAAGGGGCGGGCAGATGTTCGGCTTTCAAATAAAAACCCCTTAGATTGGCAATTAGAACTTAAAATTAAGAGGCTAAAAGATATTTTAAGACAAATATGAAACTATTAACAAAAGAATTAGAAAAAAGGTTTGCAGAGATTGGCAGTCAGGAAAATGAAAAAGACCCGATAGTTGTAGCCAAGTTTTTTAATCCGACAGGGATAGGAACTTGGTGGGCTACCGAATACGACTCAGAAGATAAAATCTTTTTTGGATATGTCAGTTTATTCGGAGACCACAATGATGAATGGGGTTCTTTCTCCTTACAGGAATTAGAAAGTTTTAAGGGTATAGGTGGATTGGGAATTGAAAGAGATTTGCATTGCGGGGAAAAAAGAATAAGTGAGTTTAATATCAAAACATTAAAAGTTGGATAGTTATTTTTTAGGGGGCTTGACAACAGGTCAGGAAAAGAAGATAATTAAGGTATGAGGTATTATTATTAAAAATAAAAAAGATATGTCAAATTCGCCACGTCTTGCAGAAGACCAAATTAAAAAAATAAGGATAGTCGCAAGAAAATTAAATTGCCCGATGACAAAGATAGTCCATATAGCTGTCGCTGATTTGTTGCAGAAGTATGAGTATCTTTGGAGAGAGGCGAACAAAGAAGAAGCAAAGGTCGGGAAAGATAATATAATTAAATCATAAAAAAATGGAGAACTTAAAAAAAGTAGAGCCAGAGGGTTGGTCTGTTCAGGGCATCTGGAACACCCAACTTACTCTTCAAAGGAAAGATAAAAAGTTAGAGCCGAGGGAGCATATCTGGGCTTCGGAGATTGGGAAAAATCACTATGAAAGGTATTTGAAAATGACGGGGGTTAAAATGGACTTTGATTATGATGAGAGAACTTTGAGGGTTTTTGCCGCTGGGGATTTCTTTGAAAGAATAATAGGGTATGTCTTAATTGTTTCTGGGCTGTTGAAATATGATAATAAATGGTATGAAATTCCAGCAGATACCGAGCATTTGAGGATTAGCGTTAAGCCAGACTTCATTGCTGGGGGAAAACCTGATTGGGCAAAAGTTAAAAAAGAACTTGATTCAAATCCTTTATTTGTTTTGATGCCGACTATTGAAAGAATAGCGAGGGCTTTGGTTGATGAGTTGTCTGCAAAATATCCTGATGGTTTGAAGGATTTGGTTTATGAAATAAAGTCGGTGAACAGTATGGTCTTCTGGGCTAAAAAAGATTATCTTTCAGACGCATATCCCCACCATAAAATGCAGTTGTTTACTGGAATGAAGGCGACAAAACTTCCAGAAGGAAGAATTCTTTATATCTCAAAAGATGATTTGACAACTGCCGAGTTTCCTTTGAGATTAGACGACCCGAAGTTGAATAAATTATGGGAAGACGATGTAATGCTGATGACAAAATATATCAGAGAGAAGAAAGAGCCGCCAAAACCGCAGGAGATAATTTTTGATGAAAGCAAGTCGGTTAAGTTTCAGATGGATAAGAAATCTTACAAAACAAAGGGTATGTATGTTCCAAACTGGGAGATTGGTTGGAGTATGTATTTGCCAACAATAACTGGGTGTAAGTCAAAGGAGGAGTGGGAAGAAAAAATGGATAAAATGATTAAGCCTATGAATGACGAACTGAAAGAAAAAGAGAAAGAAAAAATAATTAAAAGCCAAAAATAATATAATGGAAACCTGTGCCTACGATATAGAAAATAAAATAGAAGCAAATCACTATTGTTGCGAATGCGGGTTGCCACTCTGTAATTTTTGTGGATATATTATACCTGAGTATTCAATAGCCGAAATAAATGGGAAAGAAAAGAGAGAGCACGAACATTTTTGCAATTCTTGTTTTATAAAAAAATGTCCACAATAAAAGGAACAAAATTTACAAAAGAGCATAGAGATAAAATGGCCAAAGCAAAATTGGGTAATAAATGGAATTTAGGAAAAAAACGACCAGAACACTCTAAGAGAATGATGGGAGAAAATAATCCAATGTGGGGCAAAAGAAATTTAAAATGTTCTCAAAAAATGAGAGGTGATAAAAATCCAAATTGGAAAGGTGGCGTATCTTTAAAAAATCAATTAGAAAGAGCAAGTTCAAAAATGTATTTTTGGCGAAAAGCAGTGCTTGCAAGAGATGGTTATAGATGTCAAGTTTGCAAAAAAGTTGGAGGCAATTTAGAAACTCATCATATTAAAGAATGGATTAACTATCCACGATTAAGATTTATCATTGATAATGGTATTACTCTTTGTAAAAATTGTCATCAATTAACTCCTAATTATAGAAACAAAGGTCGGAAACAAAAACAATTAAATAAAATAAAAATATGACAGAAATAATTATACCATTTGTAATCATAGCAGGTTTAGCATATTGGTGTTATAGGATAGCCGAAAGAAATGGAAGGAGCAAGGGATTGGCTATCTTTATGGGCTTATTATTTGGTATTTTTGCAGTAATAATTTATGCTATTATTGGAAAAACCAAAGAATTGAAAGCCAAAGAGTTAAATGAGGCAGTATCAAAGTTAGTTGAGGAAAAAAGTAAAAAATAAAAGGTCGGAGAATAATAAAATTAAATAAATAAAAACATTTATGGATTCAGCGAAAACATTTAGCAAAGAAAAAGGTTGGGGCAACAGGATATCCTTCAAAAAAACCCCGAAGGTTTTGGTAAAGTTGATTTCAGACGAAAAGAAAACAATTCAAGACGATGCAGGAAAGGACGTTGAGGGCATTCTGATAAAGGTCTTGCAGGACGGGGAGGAGAAGGAGATTTTTACCTCTTCTGCCTCACTCATCTCGCAATTGGTTGACTACGAACCGAATGATGTTGTTGTGATTGAGATGAAAAGGAACAAAACCCCTGCAGGATATAGGAGTTCCTTCGTGGTTTCAAAGCCGAAGGCTAATGGTGAAAGTGAAGAAGAAATCCCAGTTATTGAAGATAATGAGGAGGGAATAGATGTTAAAGACATTCCTTTTTGAAATGAAAGCCTGCAAAGATTTTTCATCTTCAAGGGAAATGCTGGCAATCAAGGCTTTCAAAGTTCCGAGCAAAAGCAAGAAAGGAAGCTGGCACATTGTTGAGTATTTCAGGGACGGGCATCTGGTCTGCGACTGTCCAGCTGGTGTCTTCAAAAGACCGTGCCGACATAAGCAGATAGTCGCCAAAAGGCTTCAAAAACAGGGGTTTTCAGTGGAGACGGGCATCGGTTCGGTTCTGCCACGAAAACCTCTGTAAGAGGCAATTAGAACGCTTAAATAAACTAAAAATATGGAAGAAGAGCACAATTTAGTGGAATTGAGAAATGATGACTCTTATTCAGCCCTTGTAGAAGAGTGCCAAAGCATCATAGTTGAGGGCGTCTTCAACTTCCGTATGGAAAAAATCTTGACTTATGGAAGATTGGGGGAAAGGATATTCAATGACGAACTTTATAATAAATATGGAAAGGGCAATGCTGGTTTTTTAAGGAAGTTAGCAATAGATATTGGAATCAATTATTCTGACTTAGCAAGAGCTATCCAGTTCTATGAGAAGTTCAAGATTGTTTCGCCAGATAGCGAATCTTGGTCGGTTTTTGAAGAAGGAAAAAACATCAGTTGGTCAAAGATAAAACAAAAATATCTACCGACCAATCCCGCTGAGGAATGCCAGCACGACTTGGAAGAAATGATAGTTTGGGGATGCCGAATGTGTAAAAGAATTTTTAGGGAAAAACCAGAGATAAAAAAACTTGATGAAAAGAACAGGACTTAAATATCGTTTTGATAGAGAGAAATTGAACTCGGTGTGGGCATTTAATTTCCGTTGCTTTTTGTGTGAGGAAAGCGGGGCGGATTGTTTTCATCATATAAAATCAAGTCCAAGTTCCGATTACAAGATTGGCGAATTCAATAAATCTGTATGCAATTCCTTTCCAATTCACAACGAAGGTTGCCATTTGTATAATCCCGAACTTCACCGAATAGAAAACGAAAAGATGATGCTGGTAAAAGTTTTTAGATATCTCTTGAAAAACAATTATGTGTTTGAAGAAATTGATAAGGAATTTATCAGAAAATACAGGGAGAATTACAGGTGAAGAGATTGACATTTTAGCGGTGTGCTTGTAGGGGGCTTGACAACGGGTTGTGATAAAGAGATAATGAGTTAAAGGATAAAATTATGGAAGAAAAAATACAAATCATAGATGAAAGCGGAGACAGAAAATATTATACCCAAATACCTAATATGGTGGTGAATCATTCTACTGCTTATGAGCAAAGTTTATATTTGATAATGAAAAGAATTGCGGGAGAAAAGGGAAGTTGTTATGCCTCAATAAACACTTTATCAAAAAAAATGGGGGCTCATAAACAAACCGTTGGAAATACAATTAAAAAACTTTTAGCAAGAAAGTGGATAAAAGAAACAGAGCCAGTAAAAGTAAGGGGTGGAAGTGTAAGACAGTTTTTAATGGTTGATTTGTGGAAGATAAATATAGAAGAATATGAAAATGGGGTTTTGGCTAATAAAATAGAAAGTGGTGCTCAAACGACCACCTTGAAAGTGGAGCCTAAAACAACGAAAGTGGGTCTAATAGCACCAGAAAGTGGGTCCCAAAACACCTCAAAGAATAACATTAAAGAAAAACATAAGAATAATTATAATGCGAAACTAAAGTTTCGCCCTGCAAATATGAATAAAATAGCTATCGTAGTGGATTATTATCTGCAAATCACCAACCAAGAGCCAGATGATTATAAAAGACATTTGCGGGCGGCGAAACAACTCCTTGAACTGTGCGATGGTCAGACGGATAGGGCTTGTGAGATGCTGGATAAAGCATATGCGTGGCTTAAGGGGTGGGGTGGAGAGGATTTCAAAATTGAAACAGCAGTTAAAAAATACTTGGAACTATGCAATACTTAAAAAAACACAAAGAGAGAAATGCGACAAGAATCCATATTCAAACCCCACTTTTTAACTATTGGCAAAAGTATGGAGGCAAAGAAGGGGAATGGTATCTGGGTCTTAATAAGAAACTGGTGGATTACAGGGCGGAGTTAGATGGAATAATTGATTTGACCTGGTTTAAACACGAACAAATAAAATGTATAAAAGCAACCGAAATCCAAAAATATCCGATAGAATTAATAAAAGGAAGTGATGTGGAGGTTTATATTATCCCTTGTCGTATTTTGAGAAAACAAGAGAATACAAATTAAACACTTAATTTTATGGCCGAAAAAGATAATACAATTAAAAATGGATTATTTGAAGAAACAGAAATTATCATCCACGCCCCATATAACACTCCGATTAAAAGATTTTTTGACAGTGAAAACTTTGATATTAAAGAATTTAAGCAAAACGGAGATAAATCGATAATAATTATTCGTTATAAAAAAGAAAATTAATCCCCCGTATTATTAACCTAACCAACTAACCACTATGGAAAAAGAAACATACGCAAATTTTAGAGATGCAAAAATGGTAGAATTATTAAAAGTAGAAGTCAATGAAGGAAAAGGAACGCCAGAAGACCCAATAAGACGAGTCAGATATTTGCTAACAAAACAAGGAAAGGTTTTAGCAAAACTTGGAGATGACCGTGAAAGAAAGTATTCAGGAGAAGATGAAATGTTTAATTACTAACCACTATGGAAAAAGAAATAAAAGAAACAAAAGAAACAAAAAAAGAATATTGTGCTTGCTGTAAAAAAGAGGTAGTGCCGAGAAAAGATAAACTTATTTATAGTAATGGTGATTTGCATACTTGTCCATTCTGTGGATATGCTTTATCAGCTCCCCTTAATTAATTACCTATGCCCACAAACTCAATATCAAAAGAAGAAATAATTAAAGAAATGAAAAAGTTGATAGAAAAAGCCACAGAAGACGATTCTGTTTGGAGAATAAGTAATTACTATTTAAAAGCCATAACATTGGGAATTATTAAATTATTAGAAGAAAATTAACTAACCACATATCAAAAGAAGCCGAGAAGGAAAAAGAAATTAAATAAACTAACCACTATGGAAAAAGAAATAAAATCTAAATGCTGTAAAGCAAAAATCATAGGAGTAATGGAATATGCAAGAGAAGAACCTCGGGGAGCGATAGGTGGACATTATGAATGTATTAAATGTGGAAAAGAAGTTGATAGTAATGGCATAGATGTAGAAAAATTGGCGGAAGAATTTAATTCATCTAAAAAAACAACCTAAACCCCCTATGCCCACAAACTCAATATCAAAAGAAGAAAGAAAAAGAAGTAAAGCCGAAGCAAAGTGCATCTGTCCTTTTACAGAAGAAACCGGAGAGGAAATAGGGCATTTAATAAGTTGCCCAAAAGCAAAAGGATATAAAACTTGGTGGCAGGAGAAGGAAAAAGAAATAAAATATCCAGCGACTTGCACAGTCCATTGGGTGACTGGACCAGTAGATTGCTGTGAAAAACACGCTAAACAAATTGTAGCGTTGGGTAGGGTAATGGGGACTCATGTTGCAATCACAACATTAGAGAAAAAAGCAGAATGTTCAAATTGTAAAAACGAATCATTATTAAAATCTTAACTCCTATGCCCACAAACTCAATATCAAAAGAAAAAAGAGAAGAACCTAAAATTTTAGAGAAGGGAGAAAGCACTTTTAGGAATCGTGGCGGTTCATTATGTGGCGGGGTAGTAAGTAAATCCACTTTTGATTCAGACCCTTGGGCTTATATGATGGCTTATTATATGGAGGATAAATACTTTGAAAAATACAAAGTAGAAACTGATAAGATTAAAAGAAACAAGATTTTTGATAAGTATGCGAGAAGTGCGATTTAACCCCCGAGAAGGAAAAAGAAAGTAAAATAAAATAAATATGAAGAAATTTAACGAAGACTATGAACAACCAAATTATGAAGACGTAATCATAAAAACAGATGATGATGAATTTGAAATAGGTCAATGTTATGACAAAGTCCCTGCTTCAAAAGTAAAGTGTAAGAAATGCGGTGGTACAGAATTCATAGTGGGAGTTGGAGATTATTATACAGCGATAAAATGTCCTAAATGTAAATGGGAGTTATGTATTCACGATGGTTAACCCCCACCCATAGGTAGGGAGAGCGGGTTGAGTAGGGGATAAAGATGAGTGCTACTTACTGCAGTAAAGTAGGTGGGGCGGTTCCACATATCCCTTGCCCAGCCCACTCTCTTTTAGGAAAAAGAAATTAAATAAAATAAATATGAACAACATAAATCTAATGAAAGCTGAACAGCAATTACTTGGTTTTTGCCACGGAGTGCACAATAGAGATGACATTATAGGTCTTGTTAAAGCTATGGGATTAAAAAAAGAAGAATGGGGAGCGTTAAAGAAAAAATATCAAATTAAATTCTTAGAAGAAAATCAATTTGAAGAAATAGAAAAATACTTTAACCCCCTCCCATAGGTAGGGAGAGGAAAAAGAAAGTAAATAAAATAAATATGAAGAAAAGTAGAGATTACAAGTTAATAAAAAATGCTTTATTTTCAATGCAATTTTGGAAAGATAAAGATAATACCCCGCAATTTACGATTACATCTAAAAAAAGTAATATAAATTGGCCAGCTGATATGTTTATTTTTGGTAGAAATTTAGCTCAGACAAATTTACTTGATGAAAATGAATTGTCGGCATTAATGATATTTTGCGGTGCATATATAAAAGAGCGTGAAAGGATAGTATTTGAAGTTAGGAATTTAGGAATGCCGATATATTACACAACAACCCCCACCCATAGGTAGGGAGAGCGGGTTGAGTGAGAGAGGAGTGGGTAATATTCCAGCTGGGAATATCCATCGTTAGTGCAAAACTAACTTCCCCGACCATCGGGGAAATGCAAGGTCAGAGCTTGCACCTCTCGCCCAGCCCACTCTCTCTGAGGAATATTATTAAAGAGAAAGAAAATGAAAAATAATTGTGAACATATTTTAGATAAAAACCGAGAGTATTGCCAAAAATGCGGTATGAGAGTAGTTAAAAAAACTTTTAGACCTGCTACAAAAGAGGAAGGTTATGTCAAAGCAACAATTAGACACGAGGAAAAAGAATGAAGAGGTTAGTCAATAAATAATTAAACAAAATAATATGTTAGAAACAAGAAATAATATTGATTTGTTAGAAACAAGAAATAAAGATGGAAGTCCATTAAAGAAAGTCCCACCCACCAAAGAAAAGAACTGGAATAACGAACCCTGTGGGAGAAAAGATTGTGAAATATGTTATCCAACCCAAACTTGGCAGGAAGAATTTTCCAAAAAATGGCACGAAGGTATGGATTATGAAGAAATTGTCCTTTTTATTTCCGCCCAAAAAGAACTCTCTTACAAAGAAGGACAAAAAGACCCCTGCTATAGTGTGAGTGTTTGGAAAGAAGTCGGGCAAAAAAGAGGATACGACAAATTCTTTGAGAAGAAGGCTTTTGAGGAAGGAGTAAAGAGTGAGAAAGAAAGGATGATAAAATGGTGTAGAAAGCAGTGGAAAGATGGTGCAGTTTTACCAGAAGATTTGCTTAAACTCTTAATCCAATGAAAGACGAAGAAATATTATATCTAACAATAAAGGTTCGCAGAATAAGAGAAAGAAAAGGAACTAAAAACAACTGCGAATATAAGGACAAACTTTATTGTATTGAAACCAAGAATTTTGCAGGGGCAGGAGTGGGTTTTTGTGAACCAACCTTTAAAAAGGCATTTAAGAAATTAAAAGAGTTATTATATCTATGAAGGGTATTAAATTAATAAACCAATATGCCAAATAGAAAAAAACTAAAATCAGCAGGAGAGAAATCTCATCAAAAACAAAGAACTCACGCCAATAAGGTTTTAAAATATATTAAATTGATAAATGAGAACAGGAGTAGCCCTCATAGAAAGTTTTGGGAAAAACAGATAGAATATTTTAAAAATAATTAATAAACCAATAGACAATACGGACTGCCCCAAAAAAAGGTTGAATCAAAACCAATAGACAATGAAAAATCAGATAAAAATTATACTTGAAACCGAAATAAAGGATAAAGACCTTGTCTATCCTTTTATTGCCGGACTGAAAAAGAACGAGAAGACCGTCCTGAGTCTGAGGGAGCAGGGATTTTCCTTGCAGGAGATAGGTGATAAACTATACTTGACGAGGGAGCGTGTTCGCCAGATTGAAGCAAAGGCGAAGGCGAAAATTGAATGTCAGGACAAGATAATTGAAGATTTGGCTGAAAGTTTGGGCAAGGTTTTGTTTGTGCAGGAGGAAGTTGAAGACGCCTTCTTAAAGTGGAGGCAGGTTAAAAATCCGAACGGAGACATCGTGGAGATAAAAAACGAGTGGAGGGATTTTTATGAATTTCTAAATAAAATTAAATAAAAGTTGTTTCGCAAATCAGCGAAAGAACTACAACTATGCTAATAAAAATACAAGAGATAAAAAATAATCTTTTAAATGCTAATGTGATGCTTGATGAAATCAGGGAAAAACTGGTTTCAAACATCAAGGAGCAGGGCGGGAAATATCCGAGGATAATTGTCAGGAGGATATCAGAGCCACCGACAGAATTTGATATTAAAAACACCGATGGTAAGCCAGAGGGTTATCGTATTATTGACGGGCACAACAGGTTATGGGCTTTGAAGCAACTTGAATATAAAGAGGTGGAGTGCGATGTCTGGGATGTGGATGATAAGACGGAAATGCTCTTGCTGGCTACTTTAAATGAATTGAAAGGAACGCAGGATTTGACAAAAAGGGCAGTGCTGTTGAAAACTATTATTGACTTGTCTGTTCCAAGAGAAAGCCTTATTAAATTGCTTCCAGAGGACAACCGTCGTCTGGATTTTATTTTGAGTATTGCTGAAAACAGGGATTTAGGGGAACTAGATTCTAACGAAAATGTGCAGGCAGAAAGAAATGCTTTGATTAAAAAATTTATGGATGATGGGATTGATTCAAAGAGAGCAGAAGCAATGGCTGATATTTATTCCTATAAAAAATATGTGCCGACAGAGAAGTCAGATATTGAGGGTAAGAAATTCGGACAAAGACCATTGCTTATTTTCTTTTTTCCAAATGTAGAAGATTATAAAAAAGCGTGCGATTTTTTTGAGACGCCTGATGGAGAGAAGGAACCAAATTGTGAAAAACTAATGAAACTTATAAATGAAAGCATCTTATAATAGTCCAAGATTAAGTTATGATTAAAAGAGATAAAAAAGGTAGATTTTTGAAAGGCAATAATGGTTGGCTTGGGAAACATCATACAGATGAAACAAAGGAAAAAATTAGAAAATTTCACATAGGTAGGAAATTATCTGAAAAACATAGAAAAAGTATCAAAAATGCTGTGGCAGAAGGAAAATGTGGATTCAAAAAAGGACATCCATTATTTAGTAAGGGCTTTACGGGTAAAAAGCATTCAGAAGAAACAAAACAAAAACAAAGAGAAGCTAATTTAAGATTAGGAATAAAACCACCACAATATAAGGGAAAAGATAATTCAAACTGGCGGGGTGGAATTTCAAGAGAGCCATATGACTTTAATTTTGATGAAGAATTAAAAATACTTATTAGAAAAAGAGATAAATATCATTGTAGATTGTGTAAGAAAAAATTTAAAGTTTTGTATGTTCATCATATAGATTATAATAAGAAAAATTCAGACCCTAAAAATTTGATTTCTTTATGTAATAGTTGTCATAGTAAAACAAATTATGGAAGAAAAAAGTGGACAAATTATTTCCAAAATGAAGGCGACCTATAATTCTCCTCGTTTATCGTACGAAACGATGGATTGTTCAGTTCCATTAACATTTGACACGTATAGCACCTGTGGTTATCAATGTCTTTACTGTTTTTCTTGGATGATAAGGGCTAATAATCCAGCTTGTAATTCAAGAGAAGAGAAGGGTGATTGGATTACAAAAGTGAACATTGAAAGGATTAAAAAGATTTTTAGTGGGAAAGCAGGAGATAAACAATCAAAAAAGTTTTATGAGATTTTCATTAAAAACAAAAAGATGATGCAGTGGGGCGGATTGACAGACCCATTTGATACCATAGAAGAAAAAGAAGGTGAGAGTTTGAAATTGGTAAAGTTTTTTAGAGAATTAGATTATCCTATTCGTATTTGCACAAAAGGGGCGAGAACCCTGATGAAGCCAGAATACATTGAAGCATTTAGGGGGTCAAAAAACTTTGTTATAATGTGGACGATTATAACTGATGATGATGAAGAAGCTAGACAGATAGAAGTTAACGCTCCCAGTTCGTCAGAAAGGTTCGCCACGATGAAGTTTTATCACGATATGGGCATTCCCCAGATAATTAGGATTAGACCATTCCTGCAAGGCATTACGAGTAATTGTTATGAAGATTTGATAAGGAAGGCACACGAATGCGGGGCGGAAGCCATATCAGTTGAATGGCTTTGCATTCAGAGAATGGCTGGGGTAAAAGTTCGGGAAAGATATGAGATATTAAGCAAAGTGCTGGGATATGATATTTTTGAGTATTACAGGAAATTGAGCACGGGTGCAGTTTCTTATATGCGATTGAATCCAAAACTAAAAGAGAAATATGTTTATAGAATGAAAGAATTATGCCACGAATTGGGATTACGCTTTGCAATTTCAGACCCGCATTTCAAATTTTTAAATGATAATCTAAGTTGTTGCGGATTAGCAGATAGTTGTAATTTTATGACTTCGCCATTTAATTTGGCATTGAAAATTGCGAAGGAAAAAGGCATAGTTTATTGGAAAGATGTGGAAGCGAGTATTGATTGGGCACAGGTTTTCAAGAGTGGAGAGATTTGGATAGCGAGAAGTAGAATGTGTTCAAGGAAAAGGAAGATACAGAATGGGAAAGAATATGTAAGGTCTTTGTGGAATACAACCAAGAAACAAGGATACTGCCCTTATCTGTATTTTGCAGGATATTTGAAGCCAATGGGAATTGACCAAGAGGGAAATATAATTTATAAAGTTAATGATAACTTTCAAAACCAATGAAGATATTAGTTGGAAGCCGACAACGACTACAATTCTCCCTTAAAAAGATATTTGACAAGAAAATAGTTCTATTTGTTGAACCGCAGTTTTATGATGAATATAAAAAAGAAAATCCAGACTTAGAAATAGTTAAACTGGAAAAAAATGATGCTGGCTTCGGATATTTTTCAAATGCTTTAATAGATTATACGCTTAAAAATAAAGAGAAATACTATCTATTTAGTGATGATGATATTTATGGGCTTAAAAAAAGAATAACAAGAGAAAAGTCGGAAACTGTTAAACCAGAAGAGATTGACATATTTTTGAAAGAGGGTGAAGCTATAATTAAGAATTTTGACTTGGCACAATTGAGCGTTAGTTTTATAGGACATAATTGGTATTATGAGAAACCGATAAAAATGATTACACAAGGCTGGGGATTGGTTTTTATTGATGCTGAAAAGTTGAAAAAAGCGGGAGGGTATGATGAAAACTTGAAAATGTTTAATGATAGGGAATTAACGGCAAGACTTCTTTTGAATGGATATAAAACTGCTACTTGGAATGAGTATATGTTTGTTCACAAAATGGCGACACAGAAAGGGGGGCTTGAAGTTTTTTATAGGAACGGAGAACTTGTTAAAGAACACTGTATTTATTTAATGAAAAAATATCCAGATTATTGTAAGATAATAAAGAATGATAAGCATAAAATGTTTGAACCGAACTATTCTTGGAATAAGCTGTATTTGGAAGGCCAGAGGAGATTATCGGCAAAGTTATAGGGTGTCAGCAGATTTGAGCCTATAACTTTACGCCTTAATTGCCCGCAGGAAGCGTTTTTAGAAAAAAGGCGGGGAAATGTTGGGTTAATAAATTTATAAGATAAAAATGGAAAAATTAATTTGGCATACCGAAAAGAGAAAAATTGGAGAGTTAATCCCGACAGAAGGGAATCCAAGACAAATGACCGAAAAGCAAGCGGAAGATTTGAAGAAATCTTTAAAGAAGTTTAATTTGGTAGAAATTCCCGCAATAAATTTGGATAATAGGATAATCTCAGGGCATCAAAGAATAATTCTTTTGAAATTAGACGGGAAACAAGGAGAGGAAATAGATGTCCGAGTGCCGAATAGACAATTAACCGAAGAAGAACATTGGGAATATCTTTTGAGAGCAAATAAAAATTTGGGTGAATGGAATTTTGAAGAATTGGCAAATTTTAATGAAGATATGTTAAAAGATGTGGGATTTGAATCAGATGAATTAGATGAGATTTTTGGATTAAAAACCAATGAAGATGATTTTGATGCAGAGGAGGAATACGAAAAAATTAAAGAACCATTGGTTAAATTGGGGGATTTATACCAACTTGGAAATCATAGATTATTATGTGGGGATAGCACAAAAAAGAAAGATGTGGAAAAGCTGATGGGGGGAGAGAAGGCGGATATTTCTTTTTGTGACCCGCCATATAATATTGGTTATGATTATTGGGATTTTTTGGATAAAAAAGAAACCAAAGAATACAGAGAATGGTGTGAATTATGGTTTAGAGAACTTATAAAATTTGTTCCTATTATTATTTTGACTATTGGGAAATGGAATTTGAAGATGTGGTATAATATAGAAAGACCATTAGGAACAGCAATTTGGATAGCAAGAAATAAAACAAGTGGAAGTAGGATTAGTTTATTTAGTATTTGGGAACCGATTTTAATTTATGCTAAAAAAATTAAAAGAAGAAAAATTCCAAATGATATTTTAACAGGAGACTTAAAGATTTTAGACGAAGAAGTTATTAAAAATGTAGAAACAGCAAAAAGATTTATTGTAGAGAATAGCGATATTTTTGAAATTAATAATATAAGACAAAAAGATGTGGGGGGACATAGTTGTCCTAAACAATTAAATTTGATGAAAGAAATTTTAGAAAGATATTCTGAAAGAAATCAAATAGTATTAGACCTCTTTGGTGGTTCAGGAAGCACCCTAATCGCCTGCGAACAATTAAATAGAAAATGTTATATGATGGAAATAGATGAAAAGTATTGTCAAGTTATTATTGACCGTTTTGAAAAATTTACTAATCAAAAGGCAACAAAACTATGACAGAAGAAATAAAAGAAGGAAGAGCCAAATATGACTGGGATGCTTTGAAGCAGGAATTTTTTAATTCTGATATATTAGAATCATTTACTTTTATTAAGTCAAAATTGGGTGCGGAAACGGTGGAACACAGCGGATGGATAAAAAGCAAAGTTGAGGGTTGGACAGAAGAGAAAAAAGTTTGGAAACAAAAAAGAGTAGAAAATATACAAAAACAAGCAGATAAAGAGTTAATGGAAAAGTTAAAAATATCCCTTCAAGACCTTTTAATTAATAAAAAATTGCTTTTTGGTTTAGACTCAAAATATCTTGAAATACTTGGAAGAATAGTGAATCCAAATCCTGAAAAACCTTTGAATAAAAATGATTATACTTTTTTTAAACAATATTCAGATAGTATTAGTGAAATATACAAACGAATACAAATAGAATTGGGGCTACCAATTAACATCCAGAAGCTGGGCATCGGGGCGGAAGAGGATATAAATAAAATTAAGATAGAAATAATACAAAAAAATGACGGAAATAAACCTGAAGAGCACAATAGTATTCCAGAAGAACCTGCAGGAGTTTAGAGATAAAAAATATAGAATCGTTATTAATGAGGGAGGCACTGGGAGTAGTAAAACTTATTCATTAGCACAACTATTTGCGATAATACTACTGGAAGAAAACAATTGTCAGTTGACGATAGCCAGAAAGACCTTTCCAGCATTGAGGGCTACGGCTATGAAGGACTTTTTCAGCATTGTCAGGGATATGGGTATTTACAGGGAGGATTTGCACAATAAGTCGGAGCACATTTTCAGATATAAGACGAACGAGGTTGATTTTATTTCAATTGACGAGCCGATGAAGGTCAGGAGCAGGAGAAGGAATTATCTGTGGATGAATGAGGCGAATGAGTTCAACCTTGAGGATTACAGGCAGATGTCAATGAGGACGGACAAGCAGATATTTATGGACTACAACCCCTCGCACCAGTTTCACTGGATTTACGACGAGCTCCAGACAAAGAAGAACTGCACGGTCATACGTTCAACCTATAAGGACAATCCTTTTCTGGCGGAAGAATTGGTCAGGGAGATTGAGGGTTATCAGCAGATGGACAAGAACTACTGGCGGATTTATGGGCTTGGGTTGAGGGGCATAACCGAGAATGTCATCTATACCCATTGGCAGTATTGCGATGAATTACCTGAAAGTTATGATAGAGCAATTTATGGATTGGACTTCGGGTATAACAACCCATCGGCACTTGTGAGGATAGTTGAGAAGGACAAGGATTGCTACTGGGATGAGATGCTCTACCAGAGCCACCTGACGAACCAGCAACTGATAGGGAAGCTGAAGGACTTGAAGATATCCGAGTCCGACAGGATAGTTTCGGACACAGACCCATCAAGAATAAAGGAGATACAAGACGCGGGGTTCAACATCGTGCCTGCCGACAAGGCGGTGCAGGCGGGCATTGACTATATCAAGAGTCATAAGTTGTTCATAACAAAAAGGTCGGTGAACATACTAAAAGAGATAAAATCGTATTCGTGGAAGGATAAACAAGGAAAAATAACTAGTGAGGATTTTAAGGATGAACCAGTTAAGGTGAATGACCACGCAATGGATGCTGGAAGATATGGGGAGTATTCCTTCTTAGAGGAGGAGAGCCCTTTGCTAACAATTGTATGAGGATACAAATTGACATTAAGCCATTGAGTATAAACAGGGCTTTCAAAGGCAGGCGTTTCAAGACGAAAGATTATGAAGATTATGAAAAAGAGGTTTTGCTTCTGCTTCCCAAGTGTGATAAAATAAAGGGTGAGGTTGCGGTGTATTTGGAGTTTTATTTGAAGAATGCAAAGAGAATTGATGTTGACAATCTGGAAAAATTATTGCTTGATATTATTGTCAAGAAGGGATACATTGAGGACGACAGGAAGATTTGGATTTTACAGGCGAGGAAGTTTATTTCAAAAGTTGATTATATTATAATAGAAATTACAAAGATATAAAAATGCAAACAAAATTCAAATTAGCAAAAGGAAGCAAAGTTTTATGGGGAAAAGTGCACCGCAATCATAGGACAAGAAAGACTCCGCCTATCCATCATTACGCACATAAAATATTGTGGAAAAATAAATTAGAAAAATTAAAATTAAAAGATTTAGAAAATGAATGAAAAGAAAACTATTTTTATAACAGGCTGTGCAGGATTTTTGGGGAGCCACCTTGCCGACGAATTTTTAAAGTTGGGTCATCGGGTAATCGGTTGCGACAATTTGATAGGTGGCTATCAGGACAATGTATCTGATAAGGTAGAATTTCATTTGGCGGACTGCAAATATCTCAACACGATGGTTAAGATAATGAAAGGGGCAGATGTGGTTTACCATTGTGCCGCTACCGCATACGAGGGATTGAGTGTTTTCAGCCCGCACCTGATTGCCGAGAATATCTATCTGGCTACTTCTTCCGTCATCTCAGCAGCAATACAGAACAAGGTTAAAAGATTTATTATGTTATCCTCTATGGCTCGCTACGGGACTAACCCAGTTCCGTTCACAGAAGATATGGTTTGCCAACCGCAAGACCCATATGGGATAGGGAAATACGCATCGGAATTGCTTTTAAGAAATCTTGCAGAAGTTCACGGAATGGAATATGTGATAGCAGTTCCACATAATATCATAGGTCCGAGGCAGAAGTATGACGACCCTTTCAGGAATGTTGCTTCAATTTTCATAAACAAGATGCTCCAAGGTCAGCAACCGATAATTTACGGGGACGGAAGCCAGAAGAGATGTTTCAGTTATGTCAAGGACGACATCACGTCTCTGGTCAAACTCGCTTTTCAAGATAATGTGGTAGGAGAGGTAATAAACATCGGTCCCGATGAGGAATTTATTACTATAAAAGAATTAGCCGAGGCAATAGCATTTCAGATAGGATTTGATTTGAAGCCCATTTATTTAAAGGGCAGACCGCAAGAAGTTAAAGAGGCTAATTGTTGTGCAGATAAAGCGAGAAGGTTGCTCGGCTACAAAACCGAATGGAAATTAAAAGATGGATTAAAAGAGATGATTGACTACATAAAAGCAAGGGGAACAAAGAGGTTCAAGTATCACCTTTCCATAGAGATAATAAATGAGTTGACTCCAAAAAGTTGGACAGATAAACTTATATGAAGATGCCGATTTTATTGGATAATAAACGATATCAGGAAGCGTTAAAGCGGGCTAAATTACAAGCCATTAAAAGATTAAAAAAAGAACTTAAAAGTTATGGAATTGACTGTAATAATTTAATAATAAAAAGAAAAAAATATGGCAGAAAAAAAGTATAAGATTGGAATAATTGGAATTGGAATGGTCGGGGGTGCATTGCGAAGATACTTTGAAAAGAAGACGCACTATAATTTATTCCTATTTGACAAAAAGGGCATCGGCTCTATGGAGGAAGTCAATAAGGCGGACTATATCTACATCTGCTTACCGACTCCCTATGAAATTGGGAAGGGTTGTAATGTTAATCTTGTGAGAGATGTAATTTATGAATTGGATGATGGAAAGATAATTATCATTAAGTCAACAATTCCACCAGGAACAACGCAATTGTTGCAGAGCGAGTTTCCAGAGCATAAAATCTTATTCAACCCCGAATTTTTGACAGAAGAAACAGCAGACCAGGATATGTCTTTTCCAGATAGTCAGATAATTGGCTATACGGATAAGAGTAAAAATGTGGCGAAGGATGTCATACAACAACTTCCTTTGGCTTCACACGAGAGGATAGTTCCGAGCGAAGTGGCAGAGTTTATTAAGTATGTCAAAAATATCTGGTTTTCAATAAAGGTGGCACACAATAATGAGATGTATGATTTGGTTAAAGGGTTTGGTCTGACAGAAGAGCAGTGGGAAGAGGTAGTTGATGGATTGGCGGCAGATAGGCGAGTTGGAAGAACACATCTGACGATTATGCACAAAGGTAAGAGAGGATACTGGGGTAAGTGTTTGCCGAAAGACACAAAGGCAATAATTGATTTTGCTGATAATTTGGGTATTAATCTTCCAATCTTGAAAGCGACAGACAAGTATAACGATGAATTGCTTTCTAAACAAGGATTTAAGTCATTTATTTGAATATGATAGTAATAATTTTTATAATAATGGTTGTCATTATCTTTATTGCTTGGATTATTAACAAGATAGGTAAAGAGCCGAAATACAAAAAGTTAGAAAGTGATGACCCACCAAAGAAATGAAAATTGAAGGAACAATTTCAGAATGTTTGCCAAATGCCCAATTCAAGGTTCTGTTAGATAGTGGAATAACGATAAGGGTTTATACTGCTGGCAAACTGATGATAAACAAGATAAAGATAATTGTCGGGGACAGGGTAATAGTTGAATTGCCTAAGAGGTCGGAAATAGGCAGGATAATTTTTAGGAAATTAAGATGACAGAAAAATATAAAATTATTATTACAGGTTCAGATGGGTTTATCGGTAGGGTTCTTTTCAAAAGATTAAAGGAGTTGGGGTATGATGTTTGTGGAATGGATATAAAAAATGATGCCATTTTAGATGATATAAGAAAGGAAAATAATGTTGAATGCGTTTTGAAAAATGCCAAGCCAGACATTGTAATCCATCTTGCCGCTTTGGCGGGGGTCAGGAAGTCGCTTGAAATACCAGACCAGTATTTTGAAACTAATATAACTGGGACATACTGGCTTTTGAAATGGGCTTTGAGGACGGGGGTAAAGAAGTTCCTATTTGCCTCTTCCTCGTCTGTTTATGGCAATGAAGTTTCGCCTTTAAGCGAAACAATGGAATGTAATTCACAGATGTCGCCCTATGCTGTTAGTAAAAAGGGGGCAGAGATGGTTTGTAGGATGTTCAGTGCTAAGATTCCAGTCATAGTTTTCAGACCTTTCACCGTTTACGGGGAGAACGGGAGGGAGGATATGGTTGTTAGAAAGTTAATTGAGGCGGGCAGGAAAGGGACGGAGTTTGTCAAATACGGGGACGGCAGGTCGGCAAGGGGATATACCCACGTTGATGATTTGGCGGACGGAATAATTAAGTTGATTGACTACGAGCCGAAGGATAATTTTGCGACTTTCAATCTGGGTGGTTCGGAGGTGATAACATTGAACAAATTGATAAAGATAGTGAAGAGCAAATATCCGAATTTAAAAGTGAGGGAGGTTCCAATGCCCGAAGTTGATGTCCGATACAGCTATGCGGATATCAGGAAGGCGGACAAAAAGGTCGGCTGGAAGCCCAGACATAAATTTAAAAATGAAATTATAAAATTATGCCAATAGAATTTAACAACAGAGAAATAAAAAGAGCATTAAAAGCAACGAGGATAAAGTGGATAGACAATATCATAAGGCACTATTTTGACGCCTATCGCTTCAACAAGAAATTTGTAGAATTTAGGGGTGATGGGGCGATTGAAGTTCTTACAAAGGATATTACTAAGATAAGGGAGGACATCTCAAACGAAAAACTGAAAGGAAAGGATAAGGACAGGGAACTGATAGTCCAATGGGAGAACAGTTTGAAAGTGAAGGAAAAGGATTTAACAGATGTTGTTTCTATGAAAAAGGAGAGAGATGATTGTTTGTCTTCGGCATTGAACGAAGAAGAGATGCTTAAAGATATAGATGCAATATTAAGAGAGCCAAAGAAAATCTATGGAACCAAAAAGAATTAAGATAGACATTTTTTGCTTTTTGTGTTGTTTTGGTTTATAATAAGGTAATATGGCATTTCCAAAAGGACATCCCAAATACAAAAACGCTTATACCTTTCAAAAAGGTCATATTGTTTCAGATGAAACAAAAAATAAAATAAAAGAAAAAGCAATAGGAAGAAGACCCACAGAAGAAGCAAGAAAAAAAATGATAGAATCACATAAAGGTCAACATTCTTCTCCTAAAACTGAATTTAAAATTGGAAATCATCCGAAATCAGAATTTAAGAAAGGAAAAAATCATCCCTTTTGGAATAATGGAAGCTCTTTTGAGCCATACGGGTTGGAGTTTAATGAGGATTTGAAAGAAGTCATCAGGAATAGGGACAGAAGAAAATGTAAAGTTTGTGGAAAAACAGAATTAGAAGAAAGAAGAAAATTGACCGTTCATCATATAGATTATAATAAAAAGAATTGCAATCCGAATAATCTGATAACTTTATGTAATGATTGTCATTTAAAAACCAATCATAATAGAAATTATTGGATAAATTATTTTATATGTCAAAAAGAATAAAAATATTTGCGAGTTTTGACGACGGTGACCAACTTGACCTCACTCTTGCGGATATGCTGATTAAATACAAGATACCTGCGGTATTCTACATTCCAGTTAAGGCGAGGGATTTGTCAGACCATCAGGTCAGGCAGTTGGCTGGCACACTGCCGAACTGTGAGATGTGCAAGATAACGAAGGACTTGTTTGAGATTGGGGCACACAGCGTCACGCACCCGAGGGAGTTCAACGAACTTACCGACAAAGAGCTGGAATACGAGATTGTTGAGGGGAAGAAGATGCTGGAAAGTGTCATCAGGACAAATATCAATCCGAACTATGAGGTCAGGAGGTTCTGCTATCCGAGGGGCAGGTTCAGCGACAGGGTCAAGGAAGTGGTCAAGAGGGCTGGTTTTTTAGAGGCGAGAACCGTGAAGGCTGGTTGTATAGATTTTCCCAAAGACCCTTTTGAGGCGAGACCGACTGTTCACATAATGCCATTTAGAAAATACGACATTGTCAACAGTTGTGAGATAACAGAATATGAAAAGGTGCCGAACCTGCTTGTTTGGACGGAATATGCAAAGGCAAAGTTTGACGAGGTGATTGAGGAGGGCGGGAGGTTTGAAGCATGGTCACATTCCTGGGAATTGGAGAAGTATCACCAGTGGGAGTTCTTGGAGGACTTCTTGGCTTATATGGACGAACAGATGACAAAAATCGGATATCCTCGCAGGATGGATATTCCTTATTACGAGATAAAATAATGTTATGAAAGATTTAGAAAAGATAAAACTTATTGAAATTAAAGAATTAGAACAGGAATTTGAAATGACATTTTCTATGCTTGTTGCACACATAAGACAAAAAAGATTAATGACTGGGGAGAATTACCAATTTATTAAAGTTGGAGCATATAAATGTAAATTTGAAGTATTAGAAGAGAATTTTGAAACAGAATAAAATGAGAATTTTTATTCCACAAAAAGCCAAAGATTCAATTATTGGAGGGGGCTGGTCGTTCACCTCAAACATAATCAAGGCACTGAAAGGCAAGGTGGATTTTGTAGAAAGGTGGCAGGATTGCGATATTTATTTTATCACGGGACCTACTATGGCTCAGAGGGATGAGGTCTATGAGGCAAAAAAGGCGGGGAAGAAAGTAGTGCTTCGTATTGACAATTGTCCGAGAAATAGTCGCAATAGAAACACAGGAGTTCCAAGATTATATGATTTTTCGCAGGTAGCAGACGCCATCGTCTACCAGTCCGAGTGGGCAAAGAGTTTCATTATGCCCTTTGTTAAGAGGGACGGGGCGGTGATTCTCAACGGGGTTGATACCGAGATATTCAAGCCAGAGGGGGAAACGATATTGAGACAGGGAAATCCGCAATATCTATATGTCCGTTCAAGCAGGGACGAGACAAAGAGATGGGAGAAAGCGTGGTATGATTTTATGATGTTATTCTTCCACAACCCAGAGGCACACCTTTGGATTGTCGGGAAGTTCAGCCCAGAGAACCTTGAATACAATTTTGACCTTTTTGGCGGGGCGGAGAAGAGATACAAGTTCTGGGGCGTGGTTGAGGACAGGCGGGAACTGGCAAAGATTATGAGGTCGGCAGATGTGCTTCTATGTCCCTTTTCAAATGAAGCGAACTCAAATGTGGTCAACGAGGCACTTGCCTGCGAGACGGAGATTTTATGGGAAGAAGATGGCGGTGGGATACCAGAGCAGATAAAAAAAGGGGTGATAAGTTTGGAGGAGATGGGGGATAATTATTTAGAGGTATTCAAAAAACTATGAGTAGTCTTAAAATCTCGGGTTTTTGCCTTACAACCAATTCCCTGAAATTTAACTATCCTTTCATTGAGAGCATCAGGAGTTTTCTTCCAGTGGTTGATGAACTGGTTGTGATTGACGGAGGCTCAACGGATGGGACTATAGAGGCGATTAAAGACATAGGCGATAGCAAAATCAGGATAGTTTGCGACGAGGACACAAAGTGGGAGGAGGACTGGTTTTATTCAAGGATGAGCCACAACTTCAACAGGGGGTATGAGGAATGCACGGGGGACGCAGTTTTCAAGTTTGATGTGGATTTCATTCTTGATGAAGAGTGTGTGGGGATTGTGAACAAGAAGTATAATTTCAGGGAGGACTGCGAATTGAAGGCGAAAAGGGGGAAGTGCATCTTGCAATACAACAGATTGAATTATATTTTAGTGGACAGGCATTACATCAAAAAGCAGACTCCTTTCCTTGTTTTCAGGGACAACTGCAAGCAGAGGGGTTTGAATGTGAAGTGGGGGGTGGATTTGGTCAGCCACGGTTGGGGGAACATTCCGATAATTTACAAACTGACTGAGAACGGGATAAACTTCGGGCAGAAGTTCACAAAGAGCGAGATTGATGACAGCATTACCACCATACACAACTATAACTATACCTTTCAAAACATAGAGACGGTAAAGGAATTGAGATATAGGAACTTGAAGGCGACCATAAAGCAGAAAAATTTGGAATATAAATGGATAAAAATATCAAAAATGAAAGACCTTGGCGAAAATGTTGAGAGGGACGGCATTCCTGATTTTTTGAAGGAGGAGATACTGGGGAAGTTTGCAAGACCGCAGACGGCAGTCCCGTTGGAGAAGCACCCGCAGATTATCAGGGAGAAGATAAAGGCGATGACCCCAGATATGTTAGGATATGGGGCGTTCGGCTGGTTAGAGGATAAATTCGGAATTAAAAAGGCAAGTTATTTTTAATAAATAAAATTATGTCTTTGGGAACGAAAGAACAACTTGAAATGTGGTTGAAAACAATTGATGTGGATTGCGACAAAGTTTTGGATGCAGGTTCAAACAAAAAAAACATAAAAGACAGAACCAGAAGTTTCAATGTCAAAGAATTGGTCGGATTGGATTTGGAAATCCCCCATAATGGCGAGAAGACAGATATTGTTTGCGACTTGAATGTTGGAATGGGTGAAAGCAATGTCATAACTTATTTGAATTATTTTGATGTGGCATTCTGTTTGGAAGTTTCGGAATACCTGTGGAATATAGTTCAGGCATTGGAGAATATCAATCTGTTGCTGAAAAAAGGTGGTATTTTATATTTTTCCACACACTTTATCTATCCCGTTCACAAGCCCGAAGGTCAGGATTTTATAAGGTTGACTAAATGGGGCGTAGAAAAATTGATGGAAAAAGCTGGGTTCAAGATAGAAGAGTTGAAGCCGAGAACAACGGAGGACGGGGAAATGTTGATGGATTTTTTCAGCAAAAATAAGATGAGGGCGATGAGTGGATACAAGGCACATAATGAAATCGGATGCCTTGTCAAGGCAACAAAGATATGAGAACACTATTTATTCTGCCATTTTTTGGGGAGATGAAGTGGTTAGACCAATATATGGAAAATATAAATGGCTTGAAGCAATATGGCTTTGAGTGGCTGATATTCAGGGATAAGGCGATTTTTGCAGAGCTTATTGAAAAAAAGACGGAAGTAAAGCCAGATTTGTCTGGGTATACCTCAAAGCCCTGCGATTTCGCACCAGCATTCGGGGTTATCTTTGAGGATTATATCAAGGGTTATGATTTCTGGGGATACACGAATTTTGACCTTGTATATGGCAGGTTGGACAGGTTCATAACAGATACTCTATTGGGCAGGTGCGATATTATTTCTGGGGACGATAAGGCAATGAACGGGATGTTCTCCATAATGAGAAACAATAAGAATGTCAATAATCTTTTTAGGAAGTATGTCGGTTGGGAAAAGATTTTTTCGGATGTTGTTTACCACAATTTTGACGAGTATGACTACGATAAAAGAAATTACGAAACAGGTGGTTTTAGTGGAGTAGTTAAAAAGGCGATGAAAGATGGTATGATTAAGACAGAGTTCTATTCTTGGCATTGCCATAATGGAATGGAAAATCATTATTCTCCAAAGTTAAAGATGGAAAAAGACGGTTCTTTAATCTGTATGTCCTGTCAGCCAGAGAAGGAGATTGCGATGTTCCACTTTAATAAATACAGGGAAAAGGTTTATCCTAATTTAATAAAAAAATGACCCCAAAAGAAGAGAAAATAAGAACGGATATCTGTGAAAACTATCAGGGGGAGAAGGACTTCTACATCAGGAGGATGATGATTGACTACGACAGATATCACGAAGCGAATATAGTTTTGAAGAACTTGAAAGATAAAATGTTCGGCTTGAGGGTTTTGGATTTCGGCTGCAGTATCGGGGATTACGGCATACTGCTCGCTAAGAACGGAGCTAAATCAACTTTTTATGATTTCAAAATGTATGTTGATTTTGTCAAATATAGGTGTGAATTGGATAAACTTGATTGCAATTTTATCAGCATTGAAGAGGGGTTAAAATCTTTTGACTATGACCTGATAATTTTCGGGGAGGTTTTAGACCATTTGGAAAGCCCCATTGACACCTTGAAACAATGCATAGAAGCGAAGGTGAAGTATTTGTGGACTACGAGTTATCCATTTATCCCAGATGATGAAACTGGAGATGAAAGATTTAGCAAATCGGGGCATATGAAAGGGGCGAAAGAACAGCAGAAGGATTTCAGGGAATTGATAATGGAGAAATATAAAATAATAGACAACCCAGAGGGTGGGTTATATTTATGGGAAATCAAACAGAGCAAATAGAAATCAACGGGTTAAAGTTCAAAGTCAGAGATATCTTTGACAAGGAAACTGTGAGTGGAGTTGAGATATTACTAGATAGATATAGAGTCCCGAAAGAGCCGAAAGTCGTAATTGACATCGGTGCCCACATCGGGGGGACTTCAATCTTGTGTGCCAGCAGAGGGGCGACCATATATGCCTTTGAACCAGAGAAAGAGAACTATGAAATACTGGTTGAAAATATCAAGCTGAACCATTTGGAAGACAGAATAAAGTGCTTTAAGTTGGCGGTTTCTTCAATGCCTTCTGACAGGACACAACTTTTTAAGGATGAAAACTGCAACGGGGGGCATAGTTTATATTTAGAAAATCCGAAAGAATATGAATATGTTAATATAATTTCTTTGGAAAAGATTTTCATTGATAACAAGATAGAGAAGTGCGATTTTTTAAAGATGGACTGCGAGGATGCGGAACTTGAGATATTGGTTAATTGTCCGAATGAGATTTTTGACAGGATAAGCCAGATTTCAATGGAGATACACAAAAAGGAGAACGGGGAAAAGATAGAAAGGTTTCTGGCAGATAAATACAGGTCGGAGATTTACAAACATCTTTACCATTATTTTTACAAAAGGAATGGAAATTGACGTGATTTTCGCCATCTATAAAAGATGGGACAGAATTGGTGATATAATGAAGCAATTGAGGGAACAAACTATTGACAATTTTAATGTTAGTATTTGGAATAATAGCGGAAAGGCATTAAAAATTGATTTCCCGAAAGAGCGTTTATTGGTCTTTAACAGCGAAAAAAATGTGGGGACGGGGGACAGGTGGGCTTTGGTAAATAAAACGCAAGGAGACCCTATTATTTGCTTTGACGACGATGAGGATTTGGCACCTGACTTCGTTGAATATCATTTTAAGGAGTATTTGAAGTTTGGGGATAAATGTGTATTGGGTTGGTATTCAAAATTGCTGAATCCAAAAAGTTATAGAGGGGAACTGGCGATAAAACTGTCATACGGAACAGAGGTTGATTACATTGGCGGGGGCGGGAGCGTGCGGGGTCGCAGTCTATTTGAGGTTGAGTCGAGGTTGGTTGAGAGTAATTTTTACCAAAGATATAATCACGCTGATGATTTGTGGCATAGTTATTTGGCGAGATTGAGGGGATACAGGTTGATTTCAATAGAGCCGAGATGCACGCTATTGCTAGATAGGGATAATGAAAATAAGAAATACAAACAGCAAAAAGAGCAGGCTTTTCAAGAATTGAGAAAAGTCGGCTGGAAGATGTTGTGCGAATTATGACAAAAGAACAAGAAGAACAAATTTATTCTTTGATAGCAGGAATGGCAATTGTTTTAATCGGGAATAAAGGAGCAGAATATGTTGCTGAAAATATAACTAAAAAAATTAAAGAGATTTTAGAAGATGAAGAAATTTAATTTCGGGTGCGGTCGTAAATCAATAAGCGGTTATGTCAATGTGGACACGCTCAACATTGCGGGGAATGTTGATATAGTCTACGATTTGACGGATGTTCCTTATCCATTCGCCAAAGATAATGAGGCAGATAAAATAGTGGCAATAGAGTTCTTGGAGCATTTGTCTTTTAGGGACACCCCGAAGGTTTTGAAAGAATGGTATCGCATTTTGGATTATGGGGGCACACTTTACATACAGGTTCCTGACTGCGGAAAGGCGATGGAGTATTATGTCAACAAGCAGATATGCGAATGCGTTCCGCATAAAGCGGAAAGTCAGGAAGGTTTTGTCGCCAACCCGAAGTGTCAGAAGTGTCAGGGGAAGGCGGTGATAAATTCCGTGCGTTGGCTTTTCAGCTTTACGGGTGCTTCAAAAAATCCTTATGACCACCATAGGAACATTTTTACCAGAGAGATAATGGAGGAAGAATTGAAAAATGTTGGTTTCAAGAACATAAAGTTCAAAGATAACATTTATAAGATAATTGTAGAATGCGAAAAGTAGATATTTATAGAATAATTAGAATTACTCCTGGACGAATGCATGCAATATGTGATAGCAATATTGGAGTTATTAGGAAAGAAATCAAGAATATAAAGTTTTACAAGCCACCAGAAGTTTCGCCAATCAGCGAAACAATCAAAGAATCTGAAATCATTAAATTGAAATGGTATCAAAAAGTTTGGATTAAGATTAAAAAATATGTTAAGAATTTTACAAATTCCTGATTTACCTTGGAGCATCGGTCAGTTGTGTAATTACATCCGCAAGTATAATCCACAGATTGAGTGGAAGCTTATTTATTGTCCACCACGGGATATTGAAGACCACTTGGAAGAAATCAGGCAGGCAATCAAGGATGTTGATATTGTTGATTTCCAGTATTGGAATGTGGCTTGGCAACTTTGCGAGAAAATACCAGAATTAAAAGATAAAAAAAAGATTTTGACTTATCATACGATGCCAAATAAGCAGATGGACAAGTGGAAGGATTTTGACGCTCTGGTGGTCAAGACCAATGCCTATTACAACACCCTGAATCAACTTTATCCTTTGAGGGTCAGGAAGATTGAGAATGTCCCCGACTTTGATTACTTTGAATGGATTGAGGACTACTCGCCAAAGGAAATGGCGGTGGGTTATGCTGGAAGGGTTGTGCCGTGGAAGGGCTTGAAGGAGATTGCTCGGGCTTGCTATGAACTCGGATATCCGCTTTATATTATGGGAAAGTTGGACAAATTGGACTACTGGAATGGCATTCCAAAAGAGCACAAGGACAATATGAGGTATGATTTCTACCAGTGCCCAGACGAGCAGAGGCTTAACTTTTTTAAGAGCATAGCCCTGTATGTCGGCAACAGCGAACCTGACCACGAAGGAGGCACTCTCCCTTTCTTGGAGGCACTTGCCTGCGGAGTTCCTGTGGTGACCACGCCAAACGGTATGGCGGCGGATATTGTTGAGGATGAGAGGGATGTTCTTTTATTTGAGTATGGAAACTATGAGCAGATGAAGGAGAAAATCAAAAGGGCAATGGAGGATTTGGAGCTGAGGAAGAAGCTGAGAAATAATGGTTGGCAGGCGGTCAAGAGATTCACGCCCCAGTATTTGGCAAAGGAATATGAGAAACTTTATAATTCCGTGATGTTTCCTGACCAGTCCTGTGTTAGTGTTATTATACCAGCAACTTATGACAGGGAAGATTTGGTCAGAAAAATCATTGACGCCCTGTCCGAGCAGACGCACAAGAACATTGAGGCGGTTGTGGTCTGGGATGAGGTGGAAAAAAGGGAGATTATTTTTGATGCAAAGATAACGGTCAAGCAGATATACACCGAAAGGGAGGGATACAATCTGGCGATGGCTCGCAATCTGGGAGTGGTTGAGGCGATTGGAGACATTCTGGTTTTCTGTGACAGCAGGTTCTGCCCAGATAAAAATGCTGTCAAAAATTTTGTTGATGCCATTATGGCTGATGAAAAAAAGATTTGGTTCTTCGGGGAAAAAGGGGGGGGCAAGAAGAGTTTTGTTGAGAATTTTAGTGCCATCCGCAGGAAGCATCTGATTATGGCGGGGATGTTCAATGAGAGGATAGATGTTTGGGGCGGGGCTTCGCAGGAACTGAGAACCCGTTATAGGGAGCAGGATTTCAAGTTGGAATATCTTCCCAGTGCCAAGGCGACTGAAATGAGGTCAAGCAAGATGACGCCCCAAAAGAGGAAGGATATGATTCGGGCGAAATTGTTAAACTATAAATTGTTCGGGGACAAAACATTATGACTAAATTAGATGAGTTTAAGATAATTCAAATTGAGACCTATCACGGGTGCAACCTCAACTGCCCGACCTGCCCCAACTCAAAGATTGAGAAGCACGGGGAGCTGATGGAGGAGCGTATTTACTTTAAGATAATGGACGACTTGAAGAAGATGGATTTCAGGGGCAGGATTTCGCCATACGACTTTAACGAGCCGACATTGGATAAGCGTCTGCCAGATTGGATTAGGCGGACAAGGGCATTATTCCCAGACAATCCCATTATGATTGGGAGCAACGGAATCGCCATTGACCAAGATTATGTGCGTATGCTTTTTGAGAAGGGGCTGAGCCAGATTTTGATTACTTGCTACCGTGAGGAGACATATAAAAGGTTCAAGGATATGGAGGATGGGGTCAGTGTCAGGTTGCTAAAGATTTTTGAGCAGGACAGGAATAAGGTTTTTATGAACCGTGGGGGAAACATAGATGTCGGTCCCGATGTTCTGGTTAGGAGACCCTGCCCCAAGGGACTGCAACAGGTTATGATAAACTATCTGGGCGATATGGTGCTGTGCTGTTCCGATTACTACTACACGACCGTGGCTGGAAATGTTATGGACGAGGATGTGCTCAAGCTCTGGAACTGCCCGAAGTTCAGGCAGATTAGGGAGTGGCTGAGAAAGGGCGAGCGGGAGAAGATTGAATTGTGTCGGCATTGCAACTTTTTGAGGCAGGAGGAGGATATTAAAAAAGCGGAAAAATAAAAGGTCGTAGAGATTATTGGAAAAATTATTTTTAAACAAAACAATATGGAAATAAATAATAATATAAAAAGTGCCACGGAACTACCAACCCGAAAAATCAGGGTCTTCTCAGTTCCGTGGCACTGAAAAAGCATATTTCCCATCAGGCGGAACTTTTGAAGATGGACTTTATTGACTGGACTTATCTTATAAACTACACAAGGAAGTGGGACAACAGGGCGAGGATGATGCCTTCGCACTTGAAGTGGACGCCTTATTACGAGAAGGGGAAATACGACTTGGCAATTCTGCACGCAGACCAGCAGTGTCTTGTTCTCCATCTGGGAAAGGCGAAACTTTTCAGGCAACTCTTGGAGCAGATAGATGATATCCCGATTATAGTGATAAATCACGGGACGCCTGTCTACCCCGAAATGTTTATGCAAATGTGTGTTCTGGACGGATACGGGGCGACAGAAGAGAACTCAATGGTCTGGGCTAAAAAGAAAATGGAGGAACTTGTCAAGAGCAACAGGAATGTCAGGGAGATGGTGGTCAATTCTCACAAGGCGAGGGAGCAGTGGGGCTGGGGTCAGACAATAATCCACGGGCTGGACGAGAAGGACTGGCGTGATAATGTCAAGGAGCCGAGGTGTGCCACCTTTATTTCTGCCGCAGGTATCGGGGAGAAGTATTACGGGAGAAACCTTTTTAACGAAACCAGAGAGCTTCTGAAAAACAAATATGGGATAGAGATGATATGGATTGCACAGGACTCCAACTTCGCTTCCTTTGAAGAGTATCGTGATTTTATGTCAAAGACGCTGGTGTATTTCAACCCGACAATCGGCTCGCCAATGCCGAGGACGAGGACTGAGGCGATGTTCAGCGGATGCTGTGTGGTTTCAACAAAGCATCAGGATGCCGACACTTTCATAGAAGACGGGGTCAATGGTTTTATATGCAGGGATGACCCAGAGGATGCCGCAAAAAAGATAGCGTGGTGCATATTCAATTACAAGGAAGCGGTGGAAATCGGTCAGAGGGGAAAGGAGACCGCTCTAAAATTATTTAGCAAGGAACGTTTCCAGAGTGACTGGCGAAATTTGATTTCAAAAGCATTAAACACGAAAATATAATTATGTCAATATACAACAAAAAACCGATAGGGATACTTTTATTTGAACAATTTCATAATCGTAAAGAAATAGGCAGTTCAAGATTGAGGGGTCATTGGTATGTCAGGAACTGGGAGGAGGCGGAGTTATTTCAGCAAGGTGCTATATATGAAACTATTATTTTTCAGAAGGTGTATATGTTGGATTATGTTAAGGCATTCAAGGGGATAAAGATACTGGATATTTGTGACGCAGATTGGCTGGACACAGTTCCCATAAAAGAGGTGATTGACAACTGCGATGCCGTCACAGTTTCAAGCGAGGGGCTGAAAGAGGCGATAGAGCAGTTCACGGACAAGCCCGTTGTTTTCATACCAGACAGGCAGGATTTGAGTTTCCACAACAAGCAGAAAGTTCACACAGATGAAAAGGCGAAGAAAGTAATATGGTTTGGCTATTCGCAGAATGCCAAGCTTTTAGACCCGACGATTGCAACGCTGAAGAAACTTAATCTGGAACTGACGGTTTTGTCGGATTGCAGACCGCCATACATCAAGGCGGATGTAAATGTAAAATATGAGTATGAAAATCCTGAGTGGAGTTTTAATGATGTGATTCTTGAACACGATTTTGTTTTGTTGCCAGATGACATCAGACCGAGGGGAAAATTCAAATCAACAAACAAGACCCTGACCGCTTGGGCATTGGGGATGCCAGTCGCCAGAAATAAAGAAGATGTCATTAGATTTTTGAATCCAAAGGAAAGGAAAAAAGAGGCGGAGTTGAGGTTGAAAGAAGTAAGAGAAAAATGGGATATCAAGCAGAGCATAAAAGAATTTCAAGATTTAATTGAAAAAATAAAAAATGGAAAAAGATAATGAGAAAATTATAATATTAAAAAAGTACGATAGGGAACTATACAATCTTGTTAACAGGATTGAAGTTATGAACTTCGGCAAAATTTATTTTGATAAAAAAGAGGTTAAGGAAATAACAATCAACAATGGAAAACCAAAAATTATTACAGTTGAAGAAACCTTTTGTTTATCAAATGATTAAAAATGCTTGACACACACGCTTCATTAATTATAATATTAAATAATACAAAGCCTTACGGAGAAACCGCAGGTGAGCAATTGCTTATCTGTGGTTTTTTAGAAATAAAAATATAATAATTTTTTATGGAAAATCCATTTTTAAAACCAGTCAATTTCGTTTTAGAGAAATTAGGTTATTCAAAAGCACCAATTGTTTTAGTAGAAAAATTATCTAAAAAGAAGTCAGTATCTTGGGAAGAAATACCAGATGATTACGAGGGGATTTATGAAACATTGCCTCAAGGAATGATGCCAATAGACTATTTAAAGTCGGCAACGGGCTGGGTATATTCTTGTGTGTCTGCTATTTGCGACGAGATTGCCTCAATTGAATTTCACTTGTACGAGATAGGCGGTGGTGGAGAGATGAAGGAAACTTTTGAGCATCCTTTGCTGGATGTTTTATACAGGGTAAATGATTTTACCACCAAGTTTGACCATTTCTGGTTGACGCAGGAATACCTTGAACTTTCTGGAGAGGCACCTTGGGCTTTGGAAAGAAATGGAGATGAGATAATTTCCATTTATTTGCTGAGACCAGACAGGTTGAAAATAGAGTATGATAGAGAAAGACTGATTAATTATTATATGTATAGAAAAGACGATGGAACAGAAGAGCGTTTTGAAAAGGACGATATAATTTTGATTAAATATCCCAACCCCGTAAAGCCATTGAGGGGAAGGGGGACTCTTGAAGCCGCCGAACAGACGGTTAATCTGGACAAGTATTCGGAAGAGTGGAACCTCAGATTTATGTACAATTCCGCAAGACCAGATGCTATTTTAAAAACAGAACAAGTTTTAACAAAAGAGCAGAGAAAATACCTTGAAGATTTGTGGAACAAGAAATTCAAGGGGATGAAAAAATCTGGGAAGATGGCGATACTGGAGAAGGGTTTGAGTTATCAGGCGATGCAGATATCGCAGAAGGATATGGACTTTTTGGAACAGCAAAGATTTACAAGGGACAAAATCCTTTCCATTTTCAGGGTTCCAAAATCCGTGATTGCAATTACTGATAATGTCAATTTGGCGAACGCAGAGACGGGGGCATACGCCTTTGCCAGATGGACGATAAAACCCAAGATGAAGAGGATAGTTGAACAACTGAACGAATTTTTTGTCCCTTTGTTCGGGGACAATCTGTGGCTTGATTTTGAAGACCCAGTTCCAGAAAATGTGGAGAGCAAACTGAAAGTTTACGATTCTGCCCTTGCGGGCGGGTGGATGACAAGGAATGAGGTGAGGAAGGAGAGAGGCTTGGAGCCCGTTGATGGCGGAGACCAGATTTACATTCCCTTCAGTTTGATGCCATTGGGAGAACCCAATACTCCAGCGGAAGGCAAAACAATCAAAGGAAAGAATATCTTAAAAAAGATTCACGGAAGGGGGAAGGAGATGAAAATTATAAAAGATGGGATAGGGAAGATTGTTAGAGATTATCTGGTTGATAAGAGGAAAAAGAACGGAGAGAAAAAAGAGAAGATTGAGATGTCAAAAGAAGAGAAATTTTGGAGACAGCAGATTTATATTTCTGAAAAGTTTGAGGGAAGATTTAGGACTGAATTAAAGAAACTTTTTGAGGTTCAGAGAAGGGCGGTTATCAGACATTTGGAAGAAAAGGCAATAAATATCTCAAGCATTCTGCTTGACGAGGCAAGCGAGAGCACGACATTTGTGATATCTCTTACCCCTTTGATTAAAGAGATACTTAAAGAGGAAGGAAAATTGGCATTGACCTATGTTGGAATTAATGGAAGTCTTGATATGGCTACCGCCCAGATTATTTCTTTTCTTAAAAAGAAACCTATTATATTTGCCCAACAGGTGAATGAGCATACTAATAAACTTATTAGAGAAGCACTTGAAGTGGGGATAAGGGAAGGTGAAGGTATTGGGAAGATTGCTGGAAGGATAAACGAGGTATTTGACAACTGCGAAGGAATAAGGTCTTTCAGGATAGCGAGAACGGAGACTTCAAGGGCTACTAATTTCGCAACAGAAGAGGGATACAGGCAGTCGGGTGTGGTAGAAGCAGAAGAATGGCTTACTGCTTTTGATGAGGCAACTTGCGAAGAATGTGCGGCAATGGACGGAGAGATTGTTGATTTAGATGAAAGTTTCAAAAATGTTGTTCACGGTAATGTTCAATATCCCCCGCTCCACGTTAATTGCAGGTGCACGATAATTCCTATCATTGGTCAGAGAAACATTAAAAATGAAATTGATGATAAAAAAATGGAGATGGATGAAGAAATACAAAAATTAAAAAAAACCAGAGAAAAAGTGGAGAGTTTAATCTCTGAAAAAGATGAATAAAGAAGATTTAGAAAAATTAAAAAAAGGTCTTGATGATATTCTTGGAGGTGTTGTTAAGGATGCTGAAAAAAAGACAGAAGAAATTGGAAACAAAAAGATAGGTGAGGCAATTGAAAAGCTGACCAAATTTTTTTCAGAAGAAAGAAAAACTTTAAATGAGATATTGACAAGCAAATATCTAACGGAGGTTTCAAAGGCAAAAAGTATAGATGAATTATGTAATAAGGTAGATGAATTGATAAAAAAGGAGGGTGAAACCAAAGAAATAATTGTTAAGAACCAAATTGAAATTCCGAAAGTTGAAATTCCGAAATTTCCAGAAAAGATAGAAGTTAAGAATTTTCCTAAGTCAGATTCGCCCATTATTGTTGAAGCGATAAAAAATCTTGTTTCAAGATTAAAGGCGGCGATTTCCGCCTTTGTGAGCAATAAAGAAACCACAGAAGCAATTCCAGTAAGGTTGGTAGATAAAGATGGTAAATATTTTTATACTGCACAATTTAATACTAATCTTGGAGGAGGAGTTGGAATTGATTTAACAAAAACGGAGAATGAGCTGGAGGAAATAGAAGATAATACGGAATTAGCATCAGCCCCAACAATTTATAATGTTTCAATGACTTTGGCTGATACAGAATATTCACAGGTACTTCCAAATAATGTAAGAATTATTGATGTAAAATTAAGAGCACTTAATGCATTATTAAAAATGGCATTTACGGTTAACGAATCCGGTAGTAATTATGTAACTATTCCATTCGGAGCTTCAATGCATTTAGATATGGTAAAATTAACTGGAAAAACTATTTATTTTCAAAGTCCAACAGCAAATCAAGTTTGTGAGATAGTATGCTGGACATAAAATTATGAACAAAAAAACAATCATTATTACGTTGGCCTTAATCGGATTATCTTCATTCGCCAATTTTGTATATGGAAATTATACGGTGCAATCTGGAGATAATTTATATAATATTGCTCAAAATAATGGGATAAGTTTTACTGATTTAAAGAATCTTAATTCTCAAATAATTAATCCAGATATTATATATCCTGGTCAAACTATTTATTTATCAGATACTGTGCTTGGAGGGATTTCTGGTGGGATAGGTTCAGCTTCTTATTGGTATGGTGATGGAGTTAAAATTTATCCAGTAGATTCAACGTGGGGTCTTGATATGGGTTCAGGATCTATTACCACCACAGCCAAAGGAACATTCGGCACAACTTATCAGGCGGTATTAGGGGATGACATTGGAACGTGGGCAGGATATTTTACTGATGGTGGAACACAAGTTTATCTTGCAAATGCAACAGCTGGTATTACTGCATATAAAGGTTTAGGAAGTTCTGCTGGAATTTTTACAGATTTAACAAATTATATTTATTTAGCAGATGGAACAATTGCATTGTATATTAATAATGGAACTAATGTAGTTAGTATTTTAGACGGAACTTACGCCATCAATGCGACAGGGGATAGTTTATTCACAGGCGACCTCACCACCACAGGCATAGGGACATTTAACTCCGTAGTAATCCCTACCGTATTTACCGCAATGACTGAACCATCTGGATTTGTGGATAGAACTGCAACATTAAGTTTTGTAAATGCAACAAGAGTGTTTACCATTACAGGCAATCATGATATTTATATCAATGGAGTTAAGACTTCCAAGACTACCACTTCAATTACAATAGATGACGCAACGGGAATGAATTGGGTTTACTATAATGCTTCTGGGGTTTTATCACAGGCAACTTCTATTCCCTCGTTTGCGTTGCCTTTAATAGCCACAGTCTATTATAACACGGTGACTGATAAGGGTCTTTTAGGTGAGGAACGCCACGGGATTAAGATGGACGGGGATACTCACC